TGCTCGCGTTTTGCAAGCGGCTTTTCGTTTTCATTCATAATTGATTAAGTTTGTGCAAACTTACCAAATGTCAGATACAAATACATACACAGCAGACGGCTTTGACGATGCGGTTATTGGTCTTGATACCCAAGGAGGAGGAGTACCTCGTGTCGTTTACAGCATTGAGTTGATGATCAAGAATCTTTGCGATAAGCATGGTTGGGAGATGGATGAGGCTATTGAGTTCCTTGACTTCAATGTCTTTGGAGCATATTTGGGCGAGGGGACACCCTTGTACATCCACACCATGACAGCCGAAGAGGTTCGTGATTATGTTTCTGATTAAATTGATTAAATTTGTACAAATCTAAGTGATGCCTTCTAAAACCTCTGAATACTACAAGAAGAACCCCAAGGCGCGAGCAAAGCGATTGGAGTATCAGCGAAAGTACAACAAGAGGAAGTCTGAATTGAAGAGGAGGGCTGAATTGAATCAAATTAATAGAGAGAGGGGAACCTATGGGAATGGCGACAAAAAAGACGCCTCTCATACAAAGAGGGGGATTGTTATGAAACCACAGAGTTTAAATCGTGGTTCAAAGTCTGATTCAGCCGGTGACCGCCGGGCAAGAGGTAAATCAAATGGCAGGAAAAAGGGTAGATAAATCCAAGATGAAGTGCAATTCCCCACGGCCAAGCACTCGGCCGGGGAAGAAGCGAATGGTTAAAGCCTGTGAGGGCGGAACCGAGAAAATCATACACTTCGGTGCAGAGGGTTATGGCCACAATTATTCTGCTGCAGCTAGGAAGTCTTTCAAGGCCCGGCACAAGTGCGGGACCGCAAAGAGTAAGCTGACAGCTAGGTATTGGGCGTGTAAGAATCTTTGGGCCGGCAAGGGTGGGTCAACGCAAAGTTCTCCTAAAGGAAGGAGAGGTAAATATTAAAAGCATGAAAAAGAAATCACCTGCAAAAAATGGTATCAAGAGACTCCAAAAGCGCGAGTCAAAGCTTGTGTCAAAAGGCTCAAAAGCCGTTGACGAAGGTAGAAACAGAAAAGCTGACCGCCTTTTAGGTAGAGCAGCTAAAGTTGAGAATCGGATGATCAAGAAGACCGAGAGGAGATCTCGCTCAAAAAGAAAGTAAAGGATGCCAAAGGACGCTTGTTATAGGAAGGTAAAGGCATCGTACAAGATTTTCCCATCAGCGAGAGCCTCTCAAGCCATTGCTAAGTGCAGAAAGGCTTCCGGGTCTGTTCGCAAGACGAGTAAGGGTACCTCTCTGAAGAGGTGGGAGAAAGAAAAGTGGGTTGACACCCGAACCGGAAAGCCGTGCGGCGCCGGAGGAAAGAATGAGTATTGTCGCCCATCGAAAAGAGTTTCATCAAAAACCCCAAAGACCAAGTCTGAAATGAGCTCGAGCCAACTTCGTAAAAAGAAGGCTGAGAAGAGAAGAGTTGGTATGGGTAAAAGAATTAGCAAGGCATGACATCAATACCAAAGGGGACGAAATTCAGAGGTGTAGCACCTGATGTTCCCACAAATGAAAAGAGATCAAAGTTGCTCAACGATTCAGTTGGTGCGTATACTCTTGACGATTTTGGGTCTTCAATATCCGCTCAAGAGTTTTATGTCTTTGGTCCAACGTACATAACAAACTTGGATAGCACTCCTGTAGAATTAACCACAACAAATGGTGTTGATGAATCTTATTGTGGAGAAATGTTTGGACCAAAGGAGGGTACTCTATCAAGGTTCAATATAAAGCAAGCAGGTGTTTATGAGGTAACCGGAATATTTAGTTTTAGACCTCAGCTTAGTAGCGGAGGAACCGTTGTTCCTCTTACTTTTAAAATCGGTTTCACAGGCGGTCTTAATTATGGGACCATTCTTTCGGGTATGGACGAATCAACTATAGCTATCCAAAGAAATAGCAGTAATGCTCCACTTTACAATGCTGTTGTTAATTTCATTATAAGTGTTCCTCAAGACAAGGTGGGGAGGGATTTTATTCCAAGCATATACTTGGAGCAACAGTCACTAGCAACTATTAACTTGTTTCAACTTATGGTAGTTAGCTACAGATTAAAAAGGGTTTATACAGTATAGTTTTTTGATAAGAATTAGCAAGGCATGACACTTATACCTCCCGGCACTAAGTTTCACGGAGTGGATCCATCCGTTCCAACACAAGACAAGAAATCTGCGTTACTCAATTCATATGCAGAGGCTTATACCATTGAGGATATCATTGCGTATTTCCAAGCGGCGAATTTAGGTTGGTGTAGGTATGATGATGGCCAATATACACCATCGTCCAAGCTTACGCTCACCGATGGTAATCCGGTCCTTATTCCAAACAATGGGGCTTCCACCTATAAAAGTCAGCCTTCTTTAGCTGATTTTTACGATACAAGTACAAAAAAGCTTGTGTCAACAAGGGTGAATGATGTGTATCTGCTAACGGTGGTGTTTAAAGCTGAGGCGGATAACGCAAATCAAACACACTTACAGATATCTATGTCGGGTCCTAGTGGTTATGACAGGGTAAGTGAGTCATTGGGATATTTCAAGGGTAATAATACTGAGGATAATTTCCATAGGCTTTACCAATACTACACGGATGCGGACTTTGTTTCTAATGGAGCTCAGTTATTTATAACATCTGTAGGTGGTGTTTCTCGTATTTGGGATGTGATATTCTTTGTACAGAGGACACAATTAGGTTCTTAGATGTCGTATATTTGTAAAGAAATTTTTTAACCACTAAAACCAATACCATGAAAAAATCATCTATGAAAGGCGGACCCATGAAGAAGGGTTGTTCTACCATGAAGAAGGGATCTATGAAGAAGGGATCCATGAAGAAAATGGGCGGAAGAAAAAAGTATTGATTTCGCTATATTTGTAGTATGGAGTCAAAGGGCCTTGGAGATACAGTTGAAAAGATAACCACAAGGACAGGGATAAAATCTGTCGTTGGTGGTGTTTCTCGCGTTCTTAAAAAGGATTGCGGTTGCTCGAAAAGAAAGCAAGCGCTTAACCGGATGTTTCCTTACAAAAAATAACCATGGCATATCAAAAATTACAGACATCTAGAGCGGCAGCGGTCGTACCAAGTGATACCGTAAACATACCAAATGTTGGCGGTGGAGTTAATTATGGTTGCACCCTCTATGTAGGAACAGGAGGAAACTTAAGGGTTCTTACAGCAGGATTGGATGACGTTACATTTGTAAACTTCACAGGAGGGTTCCTCCCTGTTCAAGTAGTTAAAGTTTTTTCAACAGGTACGGCAGCAGCGGATATTCTCGCGCTATGGTAGAGTCAATGAACGCCATAGGGAATTTCCTTAAGCCAACTATTGGTTCGGGGCCTCCTCCCGGAGGATCTTACATCGTCAAGGAAACCGGCGAGTATCTTGTTATGGAAGGTTCCACCTCTGACTATATGATTATCGAATAATGGCAGTATTTAAGTTTTCAGATTTTTCATCAGTATCTTCATTCCCTACAGGTTTTTTGGTAGGGTACGATGGAGTCAATAATGTCCGCATATCGTACTCAAACCTCAAATCTGCATTGATTGTCAATTGGGATGAGGCGTATACAGCGACTACTCAAGATACGGCTTCTTGGTCCGCCAAGGGTGTCGGAACGAACGTAAACGCTGCACTTGTTGCTAAGAACGGAGGTGCTACTGTCGCTCATATTCCCGATGGTACATCTGCAGGTGGTAACGCAAGAGGATTTGTGGCTACGGATTGGCAAAAAGATAGAGCCTCGAATATTCAAGTTGCAAGCGGAGATTATTCTGTTTTATCCGGAGGTCGGGATAATAGAGCAAGCGGAAACTATTCGGTAGTCGGCGGGGGTACGGTTAATGTTGCAAGTGGTCTTTACTCATCAATATTGGGCGGTGTGTTCAATAGTGCTGACTCTAATGCTGCGACTGTTGGTGGCGGGCAGGATAATTACGCATGGGCAAACCACGCAACCGTTGCAGGTGGACAACAGAATGGTGCGTATGCGATTAGCGCGGTTGTTGCCGGTGGTTATCAAAATGTAGCGGCATCAAATTATGCATCGGTTTGTGGTGGCGATGGGAATGCGGCAGGTGGAGACCGTTCACACGTTGGTGGTGGATTAGATAATGTTGCTAATGGCAGTAGGTCTATTGTTGGTGGTGGTGATGGGAATGCGGCTCGTTCACCTTTGAGTTTTATTGGTGGTGGTAATGGAAATAGCATAGAAACAGGTGCAGATGCGTCTTCCATATCGGGAGGGCAATTCAATGTCGTACAGAGTGGGGCGAGTTTTGGTCATGTTACCGGTGGTCAGAATAATGCTGTTTATGCAGAGGCAGGTAGAGCCGGAGGTATTTTTGGGAAAGCAAACAACTATAATCAAGATTCATTTGGATACTCAAACGGATTCCAAACGTCAAGCATACGCATTAAGAACAGGAATGCGACATACTCTACCGGTTCAATAGACTTGTACACAACAGGGTCTGTTTATCCTGTAGTTCCAACAAATGCAGCATATGTTGGTATTTGGAACGTACACGCAAAACTTGCCATACAATCTAAGACAGGTGATGGTGCGGCGGTAATATCGCCCGGTGACGCCATGTGTTGGCAATTAGAGTTTGCGGTGAAGATTGTAGGTACAACCGTTTCTATTTTAGGGTCGCCGTTAATTGTTTCATCTTTCGGTGACTCATCCTTATCCTCGTCTACCGTGTCGGTGTCCATAGGCGCAGGTACATCCAACTTGATTATTTCAGTAACACCTCCAACAGTTGGAGTGGGTACAATAGATTTAATAGCATTTGGCTCTTTGGAGTTTTTAGAAATAGCAGCAACATAATAAGTCATGGCAATACAGATTATTAATAGCACAGTTAAAACTCAAGATGGATTTGATGTTCAAAATCCATGGGTTTTCGTAGATCAACACATGATTGGCTCTACCTTCGCAAGTCTTAGATACTACAAGAGTAAGCAAGATTATCTTGATGGAAATCGTCAGTTGAATATGGCCAAACTTCCGGCTTCGGTTGTTATGGAACTGACTAATTCTCAGTTTTGGGGAGAGTCCTTAGCTGAGGATTTTCACAACAAGTGTATTGACGAGATCGAGAAAGTGACAGGTATTGGTACTTGTGTGATCGATAAGACTGAGTTTTAAGAAAAATTAGATCATGAGTACAGTATATCCGGGTTCAGAAATAGGTGTAAACACCCAAACGGCAAACTACACTATCGAGAGAGGTGACGCAGGCAATCTCATTAACATGAATGTTGCTGTGGCAAACATAGTTACTGTTCCACCCGACTCTTCTGTTGGCTTCGAGAATAATGTTCAAATCGTTATAGCTCAGTATGGCGCCGGCCAAACTGAGATTGCTGCAGGTAGCGGCGTTACAATACGAAGTAAGGATACTAATACAAAGATCGCGTCTCAATACTCGGCCGCTACATTGGTAAAAATCGGCGCTAATGAGTGGTACCTCTTTGGTGACTTGACGGCATGATAAAGTCTTTGCACGGCATATTACAGCAGATCTCCGGCGGGGTTACACCTACGCCCGGGTCATTTGCTATAATTATTGAAGCCACAAGTAGCTCTGAAGGGGTTTGGAAGTACGACTTTGATACGGACACTTTCACCTTACTCTCTTCTGAGGTTTTTTCTTTTAGTGGAGCAGGTCCTGTTGAATTGCAGATATCGCAAGATGTTCCATACTTCATGGTGGCCACCGTGAATTCATCGTCTTCAGCAAGTCCCGAGGTGATGTACTCAAAAGATGGTGGCAACACTTGGGAGTATTTTAATTCAGCAGTTGGCGGTTATTGGTTTGGTGGCGCTGTTGCAGGTAATGGGTTGGTTGCGACAGGAATGAGATCTAATCCAACATCAAGATGGGCATGGACCTACGATGGTGGATCGACATGGGCTGAATACGTCCCACCAAGCCTTGCAGGGATTACAAGGTTACAATGGATGAACCATGATGGAACGTTGTTGGCGTTTCCAACTTCGGGTAATACCGTTGCTCTTGTAAATCCTTCGGCTCGAACATTATATGCGCAGCCATCAACTCCGTCTATTGATGCGAGATATTTTTGGGCAAAGCCCGATACCGTGTATACTTTGTCTAGTCCCAATAGGATTTTCTTGTGCCCCGCAGTAAGTGGTACTGCTATTTATTATAGCGATGATATGGGGCAGAATTGGTCTTCGTACACCGTTGACGCCGGCTATACATTTACTTACTCAAAAATGTGCGGAAGTGATGATGGGTCCAAGCTATATCTAATGCTTGATAACGGAGCGGCAAACACAGGTAGATTATACAAAAGTACTGACAATGGGCAGACATGGAGTAATATCACTCCGGCCGGCCATACAGGGAGATTTGCAGTTTATCAAGGAAATGGATGTGACCCAACAGGCGTTAATTTATTCTTTGGACAGCAAGGTTTAAATACCTATTGGCAGTCAACAAATGGTGGTAATACATGGACATTAAAAACTAATACAGGCGGCACGTTTGCTAATGCCTTTGCTGTTCAGAATGTCAACCCTAATCTAATTGCATACGAACCGTTTACCGGAGCTGACGGTACTATTGTGTCCACTTTGTATGGTGGAACAATGGCCGGCGCTACATGGACAAAGTTCATTTGGGATTACAATAATAAAAACCCAAATGTAGAATTAAAGCGTACATCTAATCAAGGTTGGTTTGATTGGTTGCAAGGAGCGGATGGGGTTTTAGGTTGGACCATAGAAACAAATGAAAGCGATGCAGAGATTAGGTTAAATAGCACTAGTAATACATCGTTGAATGGCATAGGTCTAGGTATTGTTTTTAGGTATTCTGATATCAATAATTACATGGCTATTCAATTGAATAGAAGTGTAAGTGGTATTCAGAATTTTTATGTTCAAAAGAAGGTGTCCGGTGTTGTCACTACATTGTTGTCACAAAGCGCATCATCTATGGTTGGTGCGTTCAAAGTGAAGTTAAGCGGTTCTAGTTGTGAGGCTTATTTGAACAACAACTTGCTTCACACTTGGACTGAAACTACCCTACAATCAAATACCAAGCATGGGATATATGTAGCGTGGGGGAATAACAATGGTAGAATCGAGCAGTTTAGAATTGACAACTTTACTGTCTTGAAAACTCAGTTGCCCGATGACTATCTACTGTACTTGGATGCGGGAAATAGTAGCAGCTATCCGGGTACAGGCACCACATGGTTCGATTTGAGTGAAAACAACCTTGATGGAACTTTGGTAAATGGTGTTGGCTACGATAGCGGAGATGGAGGTGGTTTAGTCTTTGATGGAGTGGATGATTATGGTGACCTTGGAACAATATCAGAGTTGACAGGGATATATGATTTGACTGTATGTGCTTGGGTTAAGCCTATTTCAAATAGCGGTAATGGTGCGATAGTCAATCGTTATTTTAATACAAGTTCCAATAATGGATGGTTTTTAGCTAATTCATCCGGAGCCGAACCCTTTAATTTTAATTTTGGTGGAAGGGAGAGCAGTAGTGTAACTGCTAATGTTGCTACAACTGATAAGTTCAATTATGGAGATTGGCACCACGTTGTAGGAGTTAAGAGTGGCAATAAATGGAGTATTTATGTTGATGGGGTTTTAGAGAATTCAATAACGGCAGGTTCGGGTACTGTGGCTTTTCTGAATAATGTGACTTATTTAGGTGCGTATCCACAGTTCTCTGAACCACCAAATAGAAACAATAACATTAACATCGCTCAAGTGCAAATATATCGTAGAGCGCTATCACAGGTAGACATTACGAGTTTGTTTGACTCTACTAAATCGAGATACGGATTATAACACACATCACAAAATGAACGAACAGAACATCATTTGGCTCAAGAATAACGCACCACTCATATACGTTTTCTTTTCTTGGATCTCATTGATTTTGTCAAATTCGGGTGTTCAGCCAACCTTGTTGTTGGTACTTGGATTTTCCTTTATGGCTGATTACGTTTTAGGCGTATTGGCGGCTATTAAGACAAGGGAGTTTGATAGCCAAAAGGGCCTTATTGGCTTCTTGGCAAAACTTATGGGTTTGGTGCTGATCATATGTATATCAATACTACTAAAGTTTGCGGGGATTAGTAGCTCAATATCATTGACATCATTCTTTGTTGTTATGTCAATTAATGACGTTATGAGTGGCCTTAGGCATTGGTACACCATAAGAACAGGAAAAAGAATGAAAGAGTATGACGCGATAAGCGAGTTGATTATACAGCTACATGATCGTCTTAGGGGAATCGTTAAGAGGGTGATGCGTTTTTTGAATAAGAATGGGTCGAATAATGGCGGTTGCTAAATATGCGATTCTTATTTGTTTAGCTATTGTTTTTCCTGTAAAACTTTCATGTCAATCATTTATATCTCCCGGATTAAAGGCATCCAAAGATGGATTAACTCCATACATTGAGTACAGCCAAGTATTTACAGAGAGGTCAAAAAAAGGTGTTGAGTTTAAATTTGGGCCTAGGGTGGGATATGCTTGGGATGTGTTTGGTGGTGGGGATCATTTTTATATTCAGCAGGTTCTTTCCGTAAATAGATTTTCCATAAGTCCTTTTTGGCTCAGAAGTTACAATAAAAGTGTAGGATATCAGATTCCTGTATCACTTGGTTACGCTCACGATAAATTCGAGGTTTGGGGTAATTATGTGGTTCATGCCAAGTCATTTGATTTACATGTAATTTTGTACCTTAAAAAATACGAAGTATACTATGAAGATTAAGATCGTAAGAAGCGAGTACACAAAAGACACCACCATCGGTGATTTGTTCATTGATGATGAGAGGTTTTGCTACACATTGGAGGATACCGTAAGGGCTGAAGGGATAAAGGTTAAGGCGCATACAGCGATACCGGCCGGAGAGTACAGCGTTGATGTAACCATGAGCCCTAGATTCAAGAGGCTGATGCCAATAGTTTATAACAGGCCCGACAAGGTGACTCTATCCAATGCGGGTATATCATTTGTTGGCATACGCATCCATGGCGGTAACACGCACAAGGGTACGGCGGGGTGCCCATTGGTTGCATATAACAGGCCGTCAAAGGATGTTATTCAAGATACCGCAGAAAAGGAGCTTACTCAAAAAATAAAGGCGGCTATAGATTCCGGCGAAGAGGTTACATTAATCGTAGAAAACAAACCGCAGCATGGCTAGAAGAAGATTGGCTCCAATTTACGCGTACTACGCATTTTTGGCTTTGATCATATTGTTTGTAGCCACCATGTCATCATGTTCTCCCGAGCGTATTGCTTTAAGGGATTCCAAGAAGATTGAGAGAATATTGAAAAGACATCCATCTTGGAGAAAGGATTCAACTATGGTCAATGTAGTTCTTAAACCTAGAAGGATAACTCACTTTCCTGTTGACAGCGTGATAAACTACATCAGCACCAAAAACGATAAGATTGTCATACGCATAACTGATTCCATCCTGTCTATTGATGAGATCCCATCTCCGGACACCTTGGTTATTCATGAAACAAAATGGATAAGAGACCCGCTTGACGTAATAGTTATAGACTCCATGTCTAGTGTAATAGTTATGAAGGATAAAGAGATAAAGAAGCTCGAAAAAAGAATGAGGAACTCTGTACCTATTTGGAAGGCTGTTTTGTTCGCCGTAATACCGGTTCTGCTTCTTGCCCTTGTGCTGATTGGTCTTGGGAAAATGTTTGGCAGAAGTATTTTTTAGCGATTCGCTATATTTGTAAAAAATAAACTATAATCAAATGGCTAAAAAGAAAGAATTAAAGTCAGCTAGAATGCTTGACAAAGAGACCCTTGACTTGGCTAGGTCTTTAATGAACAGATTCGAGGCATTGAAAGTTGAGATTGGCTCGTTGGAAGTTGAGAAGCACGGAAGACTGCTTGAGATGGACAACCTTAGGAGGCAATTCGCTAGCTTGGAAAAAAGCTTGAAAGAAAAATACGGAGAAGACTCCGTTGTAAATATGAGTACCGGCGAGGTAACTCACGCCGTAGACAAATAAAGAAATGACTAAGATATCAACATACGCAGAAGTCCAATTTGACGAGAGCAGCATGCTCTTGGGAAGTCAGAAGGACAATTCGAACAAGACTCAGAACTATAGCTCGGAGTCCATATCGGAGTTTTCATCAAAGAGACTGTCGTTTACTAGTGTGGGATCGAATTCTTACGCTGTTATCGCTTCAGACAGGTTGCTGTATGTCGATGATGGTAGTATAGGTAGTGCTGTTACCATCGACTTACCTGCTGTGGCATCTAGCCAAAAAAGGGTACTGAAGGTTATGAAACTTGGATCTTCTCACAACGTGACTATTCAAGCTAATGGAGCTGAGCTGATAAACGGCTCTAATACTTTGGTTCTGACGACTCAGTATAAGTGTGTCACATTGCACTCTGATGGTGCAGCTTGGTATGTTATAGCATCTACATGATCATAAGGAAGGTAACCATAGGGCCCGATTATAAGGTCGGTATGAATTTCGTCATTGGTGGACCCATTGGCGGAGGAAATACCATTCACAATATCAGAAAAATTGCTGATGGGTCTATCGAGATTCATGCAATCAATGATTCCGGTGAGGTTAGGCTTTGGAAAACGTTCAGTCCAATGGTTCCAATACATATTGAGTTTGATTTATCCTTTTGATGAGATCACCGCACTTTTACATAGTTGAGCCTGTTGATGGTAGGAGGTATAGCAATATACTGAACATTGGGGGCACAAACTTGCTGACTAGTGTATCTGAAGAAGACCATAAAGCATCAAACAGGTTTGCGAAAGTAATAAGTACTCCCATCAATTATTCGGGACCCATAAGGCCCGGAGACATTCTTGTAGTTCATCACAATGTGTTCAAGTACTACAACGATATGAAAGGTCGAAGAAAGAGCGGCAGGAGTTTCCTGAGAGATGGTCTCTTCTTTGTTGACTCTGATCAGTTTTTTATGTATCACGATGGCAAAGATTGGAAGTCGAGAGATAGGTTCTGCTTTGTGAGTCCTATCGAAAAGAAAAAGTCAATACTATCCAAGCCGGGTCGATATGAGCCTCTTTTTGGAAGAATGGAGTACCCTAATGACTACTTGTCATCTCTTAATGTGAAGAAAGGGGATACCATTGTGTTCACCCCCGACAGCGAGTATGAATTCAAAATAAACGACAAGGTGATGTATCGGGTTTTTGATCATCAGATAACCATAAACATGGATGAGCGAGAGTAAGAGCATAGAGTTTAGGAGAAGGATAATTAAGGCGGGTGAAGAGGCTGTTGAGGAGCTTATAAGGGTCGCTAAGGAGAAGATAATAAAGCCGAAGGAGGAGGTTGATGGAGAGTCCCCTGCATTGGCTGCAGATAGGCTAAAAAATGCCGCCGCAACAAAAAAAGCTGCAATATTCGATGCGTTCGAAATATTGGACAGAATAGAGAAAGAAAGGGATAATTTGGACCTAATTGAGAAAGGTATAGATGAGTCAGTCAACAGTAAGACAGGATTCGCAGAAAGAAGGTCGAAGCGATCTAATAGTACATCTTAAGAATCATATTCCAAAAAGCGTAAAGACCACCGCAAACATAGCGGGTAGTTGGAAATATGGTTACAATGAAAAGTATGATGTTGTAGTAATATCAAAGGATGGTCAGATAGGCGAGGTATACGAAATCAATGGCTTGAAAATAGCGCTACCTAGATCAAATGACAAAGCTTACGAAAGGTCTCCTATCAAGTCAAAGCAATATTGGGAGAGGTTTGATATGCCAAAGGATTTGTCCAAGGTCAAAACAATGGCTCAATGGAATGAAATGCCCGATGCTTTCAAGACGAAGTGGATAGATTACATAGAGGAGGAGTTTGATAGGAGGGAGTACGGCTTTTGGTTTATGAACAATGGTGTTGAAACGTATATCACCGGCTCTCACTACATGTACCTACAATGGTCTTCAATAGATGTTGGATTTCCGGATTTTCGTGAGGCTAATAGGGTTTTCTTCATTTATTGGGAGGCATGCAAAGCTGACAATCGATGCTATGGTTTGAATTATCTGAAGATAAGACGTTCGGGGTTCTCTTTTATGGCATCTGCTGAATCCGTGAATATTGGAACGATAGCTAGTGACGCTAGAATAGGTCTTCTTTCAAAAACAGGTCCGGACGCAAAGAAGATGTTCACCAATAAGATTGTTCCAATCAATACGAAGTATCCATTCTTTTTCAAGCCGGTGATGGATGGTATGGACAGGCCGAAAACAGAATTGGCGTATCGCGTTCCCGCGTCTAGGATGACTAAATCCAATATGTATGGTACTGATTACAATGACGATGAAGGTCTGAACACCACGATTGATTGGAGGAATACAGACGAGAACTCTTATGACGGTGAAAAGCTACTCCTATTAGTGCACGATGAAAGCGGGAAGTGGATAAAACCTAATAACATACTGAACAATTGGCGCGTAACAAAGACTTGTTTACGATTGGGTAGTAGGATTATTGGGAAGTGCATGATGGGTTCAACATCGAATGCTTTGGATAAAGGTGGTGAAAACTACAAAACCATGTACAATGACTCAGATCCTCAATTAAGAAACAAGAACGGCCAAACAAAAAGCGGGATGTATCGGCTTTTCATACCCATGGAGTGGAATATGGAGGGCTTTATAGATAGGTACGGTATGCCTGTGATGAGAACTCCAAAGAAGCCTGTAGAGGGTATAGATGGAGAGATGATATCAAAGGGTGCCATAGACTATTGGGAAGATGAGGCGGATTCATTGAAGAGTGATCCGGATGCTTTGAATGAATTTTACAGGCAGTATCCTAGATCTGAATCTCACGCATTTAGGGATGAAAGCAAGGAGTCCATATTTAACCTCACCAAGATATACGAGCAGATCGACTACAATGATGCGATGATAAGCGAACATCATGTCACTCGTGGTTCGTTTCATTGGAAGGATGGTGTAAGGGATAGTGAGGTCATTTTCACCCCCGACAACAGGGGTAGGTTCTTTATAAGTTGGGTGCCACCTAGGCATTTACAAAACAATGTTTCTGTCAGAAATGGTGTCAAATATCCCGGAAACGATTACTTGGGTGCATTCGGTTGTGATTCTTACGACATATCGGGAACCGTGGGTGGTGGGGCGTCAAATGGAGCTCTTCATGGGTTGACAAAATTCCACATGGAGGACGCTCCTGTCAACCAATTTTTCTTGGAGTATGTGGCTAGGCCCGATACGGCCGAGACATTTTTTGAAGATGTCTTGATGGCGATAGTTTTCTACGGAATGCCTATCTTAGTGGAAAATAATAAACCTAGACTTTTGTACCACATAAAAAACAGGGGGTATAGGGGTTTCTCTATAGATAGGCCCGATCGGCACAAGTCGAAGCTTTCCAAGACGGAGAAAGAATTGGGAGGAATACCAAACTCTTCTGAGGATGTCAAGCAAGCTCACGCATCTGCCATCGAGTCTTACATTGAGAAGTATGTTGGTTACGATACCGAGGGCACATATAGAGAGCCTGACGAAATAGGCTTTATGCCATTTAACAGAACACTACACAATTGGGCCAAATTCAATATATCTAATCGTACAAAATTTGACGCATCCATTAGCTCGGGTCTAGCTATCATGGCATGTAATAAACACATTTACACACCCGAAGTGAAACAGTCGAAGATAAGTGTTAAATTTGCGAGATATGACAATTCGGGAGGAAGTAGCGAAATAATTCTATGATTAGCGAAAAGAAGTTATCTATGCCATCCATTGACTTTCCTAGTCAAGGGGTTCCCGATTCGGTAAAAGACACCGAGGAGTATGGCCTTAAAATTGGTCAAGCTATTCAGCATGAATGGTTCTACCGAGGTGAGGGAAATAGCATTGCTCGATTTTACTCCCAATGGGATAGTTTTCACAAGCTCAGACTCTACGCTAGGGGCGAGCAGAGTGTTGCAAAGTATAAGAGAGAGTTGGCTTTTGATGGCGATCTAAGCTATATGAACTTGGATTGGACTCCGGTGCCAATCATACCGAAGTTTGTTGATATCGTTGTCAACGGAATGTCCGACAGGCTGTTTAAACCTATGGCATACGCACAGGATGCTATGTCGCAGGCTAAAAGGAGTAAGTATCAAGATATGGTTGAAGCTCAAATGGTGGCAAAACCAATACTTGAGAAAATACAATCTTCTACAGGGGTCAATCCATTTGTCATGGATCCCGATGATCTCCCCGAAAATGACGAGGAGCTGTCGTTGTTTATGCAGCTCAAGTATAAGCCGGCTATAGAAATTGCTGAAGAAGAGGCGATCTCTACCGTATTCGAGGAGAATCATTACCAAGACATCAGAAAGCGTGTAGATTACGATATCGTTACCTTAGGCATAGGTATTGCAAAGCACGAATTCTTACCCGGCGATGGCGTTAGGTTGTCGTATGTGGATCCCGCAAATGTTGTGTACAGCTACACAGAAGACCCACACTTTAGAGATTGCTTTTATTGGGGTGAAATAAAGAGGATTCCTGTAACGGAGCTCTATAAGATAAAACCCGATCTGACTAAGGAGGATATCGATGAAATATCGAAGTACTCTCAAGATTGGTATGACTTCCATAGCGTATCGAGCTACTATGATGATGACATCTTTATGCGCGACACGGTAACAATCATGTACTACAATTACAAGAGTACAAGAAAGGTTGTTTACAAGGAGAAGATGTTAGAAGGTGGGGCAAAGAGGATTAAGAAGAAGGATGATACCTTTAATCCTCCCGAAGAGATGATGGAGGAGGGAAGGTTCAGAAAGATAGAGAAGACCATCGATATGTGGTATGAGGGTGTGATGGTGATGGGTACTAATATCATTTTGAAGTGGGAGCCCGCTAAAAATATGGTCAGACCAAAGTCAACATCTCAGTACGCGCTGTCAAATTATGTGGCCGTAGCCCCGAGAATGTACAAGGGTGTGATCGAATCTTTGGTGAGAAGGATGATTCCTTTCGCCGACCTCATTCAAATGACGCACCTTAAATTGCAGCAGGTAATATCTCGCGTTACGCCGGATGGTGTTTTTATTGACGCTGATGGTATAAGCGAGGTTGATTTGGGTGAAGGACAAGCTTACACTCCCGAAGATGCTCTCAAGCTGTACTTCCAAACAGGTTCTGTTGTTGGTAGAAGTTATACATCTGAAGGTGAGTTTAACCATGGTCGGGTGCCTGTTCAAGAGCTTAGTAAGAACTCGGGAGCTTCCAAGACTCAAATGCTTATAGGTAACTACAACCACTACTTGGACATGATTCGAACTGTGACCGGTCTTAACGAGGCTAGAGATGGTTCAGATCCCGACCCTAGAGCTTTGGTTGGTCTTCAGAAGCTTGCTGCACTAAACTCGAATACAGCTACTAGGCATATACTTGAAGGTGGCTTGTATATCTACAGAACACTTTCTGAGGCTATTTCTTTGAGGGTTTCCGACATTCTAAAGTACGCAGACTTTTCTGAATCGTTTGCCAATAAGATTGGTAAGTACAATGTCTCGATACTGAACGAAATAAAGGAGTTGTATTTGCATGACTTTGGTATACACATTCAAGTATCCCCGGATGAAGAGCAGAAAGCCAAATTGGAGGATAACATCAATGTAGCCTTATCCAAGGGTGATATCAACTTGGAGGATGCCATAGACGTCAGAGAGATACAGAACATCAAGTTGGCGAACCAACTACTGAAGGTTAAGCGCAAGAAGAAGCAGGAGGCAGATCAGAAGGCTCAAATGCAGATGGAGGCCATGAGGGCTCAGACAAACGAGAGATCTCAAATGATAGCCATGCAAGCCGCCAAGGTGAAGGCTGAGCATGAAGCGTCAGTAAAGGCTCAAGTCAAAATGGTAGAAGGGGAAGAAGCAAGAAAAACCATGCAGTTTGAGGCTGAGATGAAGCTTAGATTGATGCAGGAAGAGTTTATGTACAACATGAAACTCAAAGGAATTGAAACTGATGGAATGCTGAAGAGGGATGAAATGAAGGAGAATAGAAAGGATGACAGGATTAAACTTCAAAGCAGCAATCAGTCAGAATTGATAAATCAGCGCAAGAACGATCTTCCGCCGATAAATTTCGAGTCAAACGAGGATTCTTTGGATGGGTTTAGCTTTGAGGAGTTCGAACCTAGATAAAGTATTGGTATTCAATAAATTACTATCTTTGTTAAAATAATCTAATCAAATGGAAATAAAAGTTAGAGACATAGGGTCAATGCCCGAGAAAAGCGTTAGCGAATTGGAAGAGGAGGTTATAAACTCCGTTTCTAATGAAAATGACGAAAATATTACAAAAGATGACGATTCGGATGGATCCGAAAGTTCGTCTACTGTGGTAGAAAATGAAGGCGAAAGCGAAGGTCTAATTAAGATGTCCGAAGCGGATGTCTTATCGTTCTTTGAAGATAAGTATGGCTACAAGGCTGAGTCCATAGATAGCATCATTAATCCGAAAAGTGTAAAGAGCGACATCCCTGAGGATGTTCAAAAGTTCTTAGACTTTAAGAAGGAAACAGGTAGAGGTCTTGAGGACTTCTACAAAGTTCAGAAGGATGTTAACTCTATGGGTGAAGATGTTCTTTTGCGTGAGTACATCTCGTCTCAGAATCCCGAATACGATGAAGATGACATTGATACTGTTTTATCTAGCTTTTCGTTTGACGAAGATCTTGATGATGAAATGGACATCAAGAAAGCCAAAGTAGCTAAGAAAGATATGGTTTCTAAAGCCAAGAAATGGTTTAATTCTCAGAAGGAAAAATATTCCGCACCGCTTGAGTCAAGCGTGTTAGGACTTTCCGATGAAGAGAAGGCTGAATTCGAGGAGTTTAGAAAGCAAAAGCAGAATGCGGTTGAAAGTCAGAGCGACATTCAAAGAAAGAGAGAAAAGTTCACACAGGAAATGGACAAAGTATTCTCATCTGATTTCAAAGGTTTTGATTTTAAGGTGAGTCTAAACGGAGAAGAAAAGAGTTTTTCTTACAAGCCCGGATCCTCCGAGGACTTGAAAAAGGCAAACTCTAGCCCTATGAACATGATCTCTAAGTTCCTCGAACAGGATGGAACGATTAAGGATGCGTATGGCTATCACAAAGCGCTTTCTGTAGGAATGAACCCCGAGAAGTTCGCGCAGTTTTTCTTTGAGCAGGGAGTTGCAAGTGCCATCGAAGATTACGATAAGAGCACAAAAAACATCTCCATGAGCGAAAGATCAAAACCAACAGGGTCAACTTCAAAGGGTGATTTCAGAGTCAAGCCGGTGACAAGCGGAGACAATCCGGATAGACTTAAAATAAGAGTCCGCAAGTAGTTTTATATTTTATAACCCTTAAGAAAAAAGAAAATGGCAGGTTCAATATCAGTATCACCAACCTATGCGATACAGCCTAGTGCTCAGCAGGTCGCAGTTTCAACAAATTACATCACTAACTTCAACTTCTTGAATCAGTATCTTCCCGATACTTATGAGAAGGAGTTTGAACGTTATGGAAATCGAAGCATCTCATCATTCATGCGAATGGTTGGTGCTGAGATTCCGAGCACATCAGATTTGATCAAATGGTCAGAGCAAGGTCGACTCCACATCAAGTACACGAACTGTACTTCTGCGGGTGCTCCATTAGCAACCACGGCGATTATTACGGTTAACGACACTTTGGTTCCGAACAGAGCTTCTATTGGTTTGACCACCGGTACTATCGCTTTTCGAGTTGGCCAAACTGTTGTTATTTCAGCGAACAATGGTTCCGGATCCAACAAAGGTATCATTACGGAAGTAGGTGCACCGGGTTTGCTTGCAAACCAATTCAGAATCGCGTACTACGAAGGTGGTGGACAGGCGTTCGCTGCCGGTACTCCATGTACTGTGTTCATTTATGGTTCTGAGTTCAATAAAGGAACTGCCGGAATGGTAGGGTCTCTTGAGCCGGATGATGAGATCTTCGAAACCAACCCAATCATCTTGAAGGACACCTATGAAGTTAGTGGTTCTGACATGGCTCAGATTGGATGGGTAGAAGTTACCACAGAGAATGGTGCCACAGGATACCTTTGGTACATGAAGGCATCTAGCGAGACTCGTCTCCGCTTTGATGACTACCTCGAAACATCAATGATCGAAGCAGTTCCTGCAGCAGCGGGTTCGGGTGCTTTGGGTGCCAACTACAAGGGTACTCCCGGTTTCTTCTACACAGTAGAGAGTCGTGGAAACCTTTGGTCAGGTGGTAATCCAAATACGCTTTCAGACTTTGACACCGTTGTTGGACGTCTCGACAAGCAGGGTGCTATCGAGGAGAACGTTCTGTTCTTGAACAGACAATTCTCTTTCGACATTGATGACATGCTCGCAGCTCAGAACAGCTATGGTGCGGGTGGTTCTTCTTATGGTCTTTTCGACAACGATGAGACAATGGCTTTGAATCTTGGTTTCACAGGATTCCGTAGAGGTTACGACTTCTACAAGTCAGATTGGAAGTACCTCAACGACCCAACAATGAGAGGTGACCTCGCTTCGGGTGCTGTTAACGGAGTATTGGTTCCCGCAGGAACTAAGAGCGTTTACGATGAAGTAATGGGTAAGAACGCCAAGCGTCCATTCCTCCACGTTCGCTACCGCAAATCTCAAACTGAGGATCGCCGGTACAAGACTTGGATCACAGGTGGAGCAGGCGGAGCTACCACAAGCAATATTGACAAGATGGAAATCAGTTTCTTGTCAGAAAGAGCTATCTGTACATTGGGAGCTAACAACTTCTTCATTTTCAAGCAGTAGTCTTAATAGTAGTTTTGGAAGGGGAGGTTAAATCCCTCCCCTTTTTTTTATCATCAAATTCAATCGATTAAAATGAGTAAGTCAATCAGTAAATTCCCATTGGAATTAAAGGACCGCACCTATCGCCTTAAAAACGGTGCATCACCATTATCTTTCATAATGTCTAGTAGGGATACAAACAGAAAGCGTTTGCTCTACTTTGACGAAGAAACAAAGACGCAGAGACCTTTAAGGTATGCGCGAAACCAACCCACACCATTTCAAGACGAACAGGATGCCAATGTTATTTTGGAGCCAATAATCTTTGAGGATGGCATGCTTTACGTTGACAAACAGAACACAGCTCTTCAATGGTTTTTACACCTCACTCCCGACCGAGATAAGATATTTGTCGAGGTTGATGAGGAGAAGGACGCTCAAGAGGAGGTGGATAGATTGGATATGGAGGCCGAGGCTATCATACAGGCTAAAAGCATATCCTTGGAGCAAATGGAGGCTATCGCTAGATCTTACCTTGGTTTAAACCCAACAAAGATGACTTCAGCAGAATTGAAGAGAGATATTAGGCTGTTCGCTAGAAACGAGCCCGAAATGTTCCTTTCTGCTTTATCTGACCCCGAATTAAACCTTGGAGGAGAGGTGATGAAGTATTTTGAGCAACAAATTCTTTCATTGCGAAAGAACGATAAAGAGGTTTGGTTTAATCTCCCATCAAACAAAAAGAAAATGTTGGATGTCCCTAATGGGAAAACACCATACGAGGCTTGTGCTGATTACTTCTTGACCGACAACGGTATAGAAGTTATGGCGGCTTTGGATGAATATCTTGTTTGATAATTACTTGGGAATCAGTATATTTGAATTTTAAAACATAGACTTTATAGATCATGGAAAAATTCTTATCAATCCCGGTAACAGGGCAGCAAGACCAATTGGTTTCTGCCACAGACATCAAGCTTATCAAGCAAGCATCAACAACCACCGTTACAATCACTTATGGCGGAGGTAAAGTAGTCACCATCACCCACGCAACAAATGCGGGAGCTAGTGATAGAACTCAGAGAGATGCCATTCAAAGTGCCGTTATTGCTGCACTTCAAACCGTTTGGAACAGAGCTGCATATCAAATTGCAAGCTTGCCATACGCAGTAAGTGGAGTTACAATCGCCTAACACCAACCCACATAACCACTCCCTTAAAGGGGCACTTCTTTATGAGGTGCCTCTTTTTTTTATATCTTTGTAATAAGATCATGAGATGATAAATTCCATCCGAACCACAGTACTAGCAATACTCAATAAAAATAACTTTGGGTATGTATCACCGGAAGACTTCAACCTCTTCGCCAAGCAGGCTCAATTAGATATCTTTGAGTCATACTTTCGAAACTATAATAAGGCCATTACGGACGAAAACACAAGGAAGTCCGGGTCGGATATAGGGAACATGTCAAAGATGGCTGCAGAGGCAATTGGTGTATTCACGAGAGAAGAGGTGACTCTTACTAGGGATGTAGACAACAAATATTTTTTACCATCTTTAGCCACAACAGGTGATGACTATTATTACATTAGGTCTATGTCTGTTTTTAACTCTTCGGGAGCATTTTTGTCTTACGCTGAAAGAGTTGAGCTTAGCAAGATAAGAACCTTGCTTGCAAGCCCATTGACATCTCCCACATTGGTTTGGCCATACTATACTCAAGAAGGAGGGAGGGTGGCTATGTATCCGTCTGATATAAACCAAAATGGCTTAGTGAAGTGTACCTATGTCAGGTATCCGAAAGACCCAAAGTGGACTTACACGATTGTTGCAGGAGCTCCGATATTTAACCAATCTGCCGTAGACTATCAAGATATAGAGCTACCTATTGAGGATGAGATAAGATTGGTGGTTAAAATACTCCAATATGCAGGCATATCTATCAGAGAGAATGATGTTTATAGCTTTGCAAAAAGGGAAGAATTAGAAGATAATCAAGGCATGTAATGGCATACATAAATCAATACAAGTACTATGAAAACGAAGGTGTGGTCCCTACTGATGAGAATTGGGGATCATATCAGTATGTTAGTCTGTCTGACATAGTCAACAACTTCTTGCTGATGTATCATGGAGACCATTCGCTCATCAACAATGAGCCAAGGTACAAGATTATATTTCACGCGAAGAGAGCCATACAGGAGCTGAATTACGATGCCTTAAAAGAAATCAAGAGCCTTCAGTTGGAGGTTTCTGACAATTTGATATTCGTACTTCCACCGGACTTTGTGTCTTGGGTTAGGATATCGCTGTATAAGAATGGTGCCTTACTTCCGCTGAACGAAAACACCCAAGTGAATACGGCAAAGACGTACCTCCAAGATAGTTCCGGCGGATTTATCTATGACTCAAACGGAAACGTTGTGAATCCTAGATTTTCTGAATTGGACTTGGATAGATTAGATGGAAAACTACTGACTCCATACATCAACCCGAATAGTCCATACAACGGATATTTGGGGTGGTTCATCGATGGGGAATGGTATTTCAGATATGAGGTCGGCGGTGATTTTGGTATCGATGCGTCTACTGCTAATGTTAATCCAACTTTTAGGGTTGACAAAAGATCGGGTGTCATAAACTTTGACTCGCGCATGCAAGGTGAGCAATGTGTTTTAGAGTACATTTCCGATGGCATGGAGAATGGGCAGGAGTCGCAGATCATGGTCAACAAGCTTTTTGAAGCGTATGTGTATGCGTATATTGAGAAGGAGATGTTAGACAGCAAGCTGAATGTTCAAGAGTATATCGTGAACAGAAAGAGGAAGAAAGCGAAAGCATTGTTGAATAACGCCAAGATAAGGCTCAGCAGAATGCATCCGGGCAGACTATTGATGCCATTGAGAGGTCAAAGCAATTGGATTAAATAATGGCCAAGAACGGTAGACATTTTATAAAAGGCAGAATGAATAAGTCTGTCGATGAGAGGCTTATACCAAATGGAGAGTACGTTGACGCTCTTAATGTTAGAACAGGGGCCACGGAGGAGTCTGAGATTGGGGCTGTTGAGAATACCTTGGGTAACTTAAAGTTGACGACCCTTTCTTACGATGGTATACCTCTTAGTCCTAGCGCTGTATGTATTGGGGCTACGGCTGAGTCTGAGACCAATCGGATATTTTGGTTTGTGCATGACCCCGATTGGAATACACTAGGCAATAATCCGCTTGATTTGGTAGTTTCATATGATACTACCGATGGATCTATTTCGTACCATGTCATCTCCGTTTCTGTACTGAATTTTGACCCTAATTACTTTATTACAGGGGTAAACATACTTGACGATTTCTTGCTTTGGACCGACAACCTTAATCAGCCTCGCTGCATTAACGTTAAGAGAAGTTATGGTAAGCCGGCCAAGATCATCATCAATTACGTTGATACAATAACCGATGAGGATTTGTTGGTGATAAAAAGGCCACCAATTGGGTCTCCGTCTATAAAAAACTTGACATCGGGTTCGGGGAATAGGTATCTGAGTGAGAAGTTCATTTGCTTTGCGTATCGGTATAGATATGCAGATGGAGAGTATTCTGCGACATCACAATTCTCTGAGCCGGCGTTCGTGCCGGGGGCGTTTAACGTAGACCTCGTTACAGGTCTCAATACCGGCATGATTAACTCGATAAACTCGTGCGAAATAACTTACAATTCGGGAAGCCGCTTGGTGGTTGGTATAGACATCCTGTTTAAGGACATGGAGTCGGGCACAATAAATGTGATCGACAAGCTAGACAAGAGCAATCTAGGTCTTGTTGATAATACGGATTACAAGTATGTTTTCAACAATAGCAAGTCTCTTACCGTTCTCCCAATACAAGAGATATCAAGGTTGTACGACAATGTTCCGATAAAGGCGAAGGCTCAAACGATAATGGACAATCGATTGATGTACGGTAATTACGTTGAGGGCTTTGATTTGGTTGATTCATCGGGATACAAGTTGAGGTCAGAATTTGACATATCTCTTATTTCAACTGAAATAGATGAAGAATCTATTTCGTCAAGACTAGATGACGCCACATATACAATAGACACACCGAAGACGGTAACAGATGGTATTGTTTATTTCGATCTAAGCGGGCTTAGTCTTATTAAAGGTGCCGGAGTATCTTTTGAGGTGGTTCTTTCTCATGACTCTTTTACTACATCGGGAATACCCAATCCAACAGCCACAAACAATGGTATAATCTTCTCACTTACATATATCCTACCGAGAGATTACACTAGTGTGTACGACTTAGCAACTAGTGCTGAGTTCTTAGAAACCATAGGTACTGCTGCGAATATTCAAACTGTAGCGAATTCATGTTCCGGTTTTACTGAAACAGATGAATACAATTGTGCATTTGACTTTAGCTTGAATGCACTAGACAAGTCTTCGAGCGGTATAAACTTCTCATCAGAACCTATAAGGGTACTGTCGTCAACATCTAGCAATGAGATAGGGTTTCAATTCCCTGCAATGAGATATGATGATGGTGGATCAAATTATGCGTATGAGTACTTGGCACCAACATCGGTAAATGCGGTGTATCGCCCAATAGCAATCGCGACTAGCCTGCATAGCAGTATGGGGTATGAGGTTGGTATAATTTACATGGATGAATTCGGCAGATCCACTACCGTTATTACTAGCCCTGACAACAATGTTTTTGTTGGTGCAGAAGGATCTGTTACAAGAAATCGAATTCGTGTAACAATACCATCTCAGCAGAGGCCACCCGCTTTTGCGTCACACTATAAGTTTGCTATAAAGCCCGAAAAGGAAACATATAACACGATATACTCTGCTGCATTCTTTGAGGTGGATGCATTCTGTTGGGTTAAATTAGAGGGGGAGAACATAAGGAAGGTTGAAGAGGGCGACAAGCTGATAGTAAAAGCTGACACTTCGGGGCCACTAAATAGGTATGTGGAGGTTTCTGTTTTAGAAAAATCCGTAAAAACTGCGGGCTTTATACCATCAGCAACTGAGGGTACTTACATGAAGATACCTTCAAATGACTTTTCTGTCTCCGGCCAAAGTCGTCAGAGGATATATTACGGCCAAAAAACAGACTCAGTCCAAGGTGATGATTGGCCTGTTGTGAGATATGAGGTTCAAGTTGAGGATCCAAATGCCACATCAGCAACAGACCCATGGATAGATTATTCAATACCCGAAGGCGCGACTATTTCGATTAGCGTAAACGCAGACCGAGAGGGGAGAGGTTGTTCGTGGTCTTGCAACACTAAGTCGGGTGTTTCAAATATAACGGCCACCGCAAAGAGGGATTACTCAGACTTTAAATCTTGGTTTGATTCAGAGGGTATTGCGTCACTTATATCTAGCGCACTTGATTCTTCATCGTTTTGTGGAGGCTCTCCTGTAGTGATAGATTATGACCCAACGGTTATATCAATGTCATCCTTGGGTGCGGGTTGCGATGATATTAAATCCGTGCTACCACAGGGGGATAATGAGAGTATCTTTTTAAGGTTTGTTGACGATGACGACTGTCCAACTAGGGCGAGTAAGAGGTATTTGTGTGCTATTGGTATGAGGGCGTGTTATCGTAAGAAGGAGTCAGTTGTAAGGCTGAATATTGTTGTGTACAGAGATAGTTTTGCAGATCTGATATTCGAAACAGAACCAAAGGATGCCTTACCCGATGTTTGGTATGAGTCATCAGATTCTTATGAAATATCCGGAGGAAACCACCTAGGAAACGTTCAAGATCAGAATGTAAGCACAGGAGTTCCTGCGATCATAGATACGGCTTTTTTCAACTGCTATAGTTTTGGAAACGGCGCTGAGAGTTACAAAATACAGGATTCCATTATTGGTAAGTCAATGCTTTTGGGCAATAGAGTCACTAGCGTTGCTGCCCAAGAGTATGGGCAGGCCCATAGGTATGCTGATATAACGTACAGCGGAATATACAACGATGAGACCAATGTTAATAAGTTAAATGAGTTCAATGCAAGCTTGCTAAACTTCAAGGATTTAGAGGACTCGTTCGGACCTGTTCAAGTATTGGATGGAATGGATACCAACATCTTGGTTCTTCAAGAGGATATGATTTCGTATGTTCTAGTAAACAAGAACCTCTTGTCCGATGCTGTCGGCGGAGGAGCGGTCACATCCGTTCCCGAGGTATTGGGAACTCAGATAGCTAGAAAGGAAGAGTATGGCATAAGCAACAATCCCGAGTCTTACGCCAAGTATGGGGCATTGCGTTGGTTTACTGATGAAAAAAGAAGTGCCGTTATAATGCTTACAGGTGGAGGGGTGCCAAATGAATCCCTAAGAGATATCACAGGGTTAATGGACTCTTGGTTTAGAGACACCTTCATAAGCAATTCGGGTACATTCAAGCTTGGCGGATACGATCCATATAACGATGAATACGTTCTGCACATTTCCGACAAGGTAATACCTGTAGAAGATGAGTGTGAACCATGTGGATTCACGAAAGGAGTAACCGTTGACGAATCTACATCATACTCTGATTGCATTGATTTGGGAGAAACTGTTGGTGACTCTTATGTTGATTATAACATCGTGAGCACCACAGGGTCTGTGAATATAACGGTGAACTACAATGGCACCAACTACTCTAGTGGTCCTGTAAGTACTTCGGGGTCACTTAACTTCCCGAAAGGTGTTGTTGGTATCACATCTGCAGACATTACGGTGTCGGCTGTGTCCGGGGAAACAAATATCATTTTAACAGTTAGATGTCCCGAAGCTCAAGAGATTAACATCATCCAAGTGACGCTATCTAGCTCGGCCGTATTCAATCAAAAGATACACAACCAATACAGGTGGACTGATGGGTCATTTATCTCTCCATTACATTCCACGCAAGTGCAGATGGCTCTAGGCACGACCGCGTATGTCGTTTCTCAGTTCGAGTGGTTCTCGGGACCACAAGGTGGAGGATACATACCTGCAGATGGAGCCGTTGTTTCAATGATATCTAAGAAGATCGTTCAAGATGGGGATGACCTTATCTTTGACGCATCGAGAGATGGATTCAGATATCTAAGATCAAATACGCTTTACTCGAACACACCCGGCGGAATAGCCGCTCTGTTGGCTGCTTCATCTGCCGCTACACCAATAACAGGTAGTGACCCCGAATTCAAGGCGTCATTCACAATGCCGTCAACAAATGACCACTACCTGTACCTCATATACGACTATGTTCGTGACTATCAAATAACGCTATGTCAGAGTTTGACCGATGACGAGGATGCATGCTTTGGATGTCAAGGCACCGAGCTTATTGAAGTAACGCAATGCCGCGAGGATGGTGTTGTTGAAACTAGGGTTGTACCGAGAGCATTCGGTGTAAACCTTGGCGAGTTTGTGAAGCTCCTCGCATTTGACCCCGAATGCGTGTTTGAGGTTACTGCATTGGATGTTGGAGGCGTTGCTACAGCCGAGATATCGGGTGTTGCGTTTGTTGAAAGTTGTGACGATGTTTGCGGGTATTATGAAGTAAGCAACCCTACGGCCGGATCACTCAATATTGCATTCGTAGATTGTGACGACATTGCTCAGACATTTACGCTTATATCCGGCCAAACTACGAGCTACTGTATAAAATCCCTCTCATCAATTGATGCGGGTCTGACAATAACTTTAACTAGCTGCGACTGTCCATAATGGCAACACAAGGAACATTTTACATAGACAATCCCGATTTCGCATTGGCATATGCGGTCTACACCGACTCTACTTTAACCACTCCGGCACCCGATGGATGGTATTCATTCAATGGAGTCGTAAGGAGGCAAGTGGGCGGTGTTTTGGCCGCTGTTGCCCCCTGCGATACACTTAGTCAAGAGTGTATTTTCTCTGTATCCACATCTGTGTTTAGAGGGATATACAATATGACTGTTGGACTAGGGAATGACCCTAGTTTGTATACAGGTGCGGTGTTGATATTCTTCAACCCAAACAATGTGGCGAATGGGATAAAAGCGTCATATGGGGGAAACTCATACAACAAACTTACATCCCCTGTTGATGGTTTCCATGGGAGTAGTGCAGGACCAACGACATACACCATCATAGGTAATGATGCCGAGTCCACAGGGGCCTCTCCCGAATACTGCCCAAACCTATCCGTAAACACATCATCTCGTCAGTACGATAGGTACTTCTACAAGGATAACATTGGTTTCGTCTTAGAGGGCGCCCTAGAGTCCTTAGGCATAACAACTAGCATGGTTAGTTTGTCGTCAGGCGTTTCGCCCGGGTCGTGCTTAATGGTGATACCAAGAACAAACGTGTACTACCCATCCGTAACAGTTAGCGTTTTGGCTTGTTGCGAAATATCCGAGTGGGATATCGAGGTTAGGTGCCCGGTGAAACTAACAGGATTTGACGCATCTGATGTTGGTGGTACTTGTGCATCTTCAACATACCCAAACACGTTCTACAATGCTCCTGTTGACGGATCTAGCTTTGGCGACCCATCTTTGTACGACTTCATATTCTTGGACGAGTATGGCGAAACAAAGGTTCCTGCAGGAGATTACAAGTTGGATTTGACGCCAACTAAGAAGGTGATAATCGTGGATGCGAACGGAGTGATAACAGGTATAGCAAATTGCCCATAATGGAGTCATATACACTTACATACAGCACCATAACAGATGGTTGGCCATCGTTCTATTCATACGAGCCCGAAGCGATCGTGAACTTGAATCAGTACATGTACACTTTCAAGGGTGGAAACTTGTACAGACACAATGTGAATCCTGTCAGAAATGAATACTACGGTACACAATTTTCGTCAAAAATGACTAGTGTATTCAATGAAATGCCTACCGCGAACAAGCTTTACAAGGCTATGGGTTTACACTCTACGGACTCATGGGATATGACCATGGAGACAGATATCAGTTCTACCGGGGAGATATCATCTGTGTTTTTTGAGAAAAAAGAAGGTGTTTGGTTTTCGTTCATAAGGAATTCTTCGGATGTCCCTTCAAACCTGTCAGACTATCAACTCAGAATTGCCGTTGGTATAGCAAACAGCACATCGGTGAACACGGCTGTGCCCACGGATACCATAATCAATTTCGATTCGGGTCAGTTCACATATGTTAGTGTAGGTTCGATCATAAGTGTTGGTGACTACATGTACTTCAACTCACTCGGAACGCCTGTTCTATGTGGCGTTGTTACGAATGTAGAGGTAGACATACCAAATGGTATCAACAGGGTACGAATAAATACCACAATCCCATCAACCACACCAATCCCTAGCAATGTTGAATTCTTTTTGTTTGTCAAGTCGGGAAATATAGAAAACGCATCAATATTAGGTCACTACATGGTGTTCACCATGGAGAACTCATCTACGTCAAAAGTTGAATTATTTTCAGTTGAAACAGACGTTATGAATAGTTACCCATAATTAGGTATCTTTGTGACAATGAGCATGGTGTGCATTCCCTTAGAGTATAAAGATTACGACCTTATTCTTACGCCATGGTGGAATTCTTGGGGTTGGATTACTCCTCCATCTAGAGATATTTTGCCCGAAAACGGAGTGGGTGGTATGATAGTTTTTGACGGAGAAACACCTGTATGTGCGGGATACATATATGACACCAATTCAAAAATCTGTTGGATAAATTGGGTGGTATCAAACAAACACTACAGGAAGAAACCAAATAGAAGTCAAGCCTTTTCAATGCTGATTAAGAACTTGGAAAGAGAGGCTTTTGCAAGGGGATACAAAGCATGTTATTTCGCATCAAACTCAAGAGTTCTTAATGGTAGGTTGGAGAGGGAAGGATTCTTGAGAGGTAGTTCAACACAAGAATTGATAAAATCATGGGATTAGAAACAGCCGCAATCGCAGCAATAGGGTCTGCCGCCGTAAAAGCAATAGGCGCAGGCATGTCTTTCAAACAGGCATCAGAACAGCAAAGACTTATGCGGGAGGCGCAGGCCTCAGCCGCAAAAGCAATAGCTCAAGCAAGGGGTGAGTTAAGCACCAATTATATGGCAGGACTTTCTATAGCCATGGAGCCATACGACTTGGAGCGTGAAGCCATGATACAGTCTGCCGCTCAAGCCATTGAGGCTGCTAGAGAATCGGATAGGGGTATCGGATCTATACCTCTTATTCAGAGACAAGCTCAAGAGGCTCAAAGAAGAACTAGGGCTGACATGGCTGCTGAGATGCAGCGACTAAATCAAGTTGCCGCCACGGAGGAATCTAGATTAGCAGCGGCTAGGTCTAGGATCAATCAGATTGAAGCGATGGGGGCTCAAGAGGCTGCTGCATATAGGGAGAATGCGTACAACGTATACATGAATCAAATGCTAAAACAGATGGGTGGCGCAGCACAGGACATGTTGGGGCTTATACCAACAAACTACAATCTACCTGAGGAGGATTCATCTAGTAAGACCAACACAATAAACGAACAACACAACAATGGCTAATAGTTTTTTCGGTTGGAAAGAAAGGGATCTTGACCGACTTATAGATTGGTCCTCTGTAACTGATTCCGTATCAAAATCCATAAAGGATGAAGCCTCTGCAAGGGAGAAGCAAAAAGCTGAACTTAGAAAGTCATCTGATGATTATGTGCAGAAGGTTTCCTCTATCGAGTTAGGAGATGACGTAGATGCTAATCAAGCGATAATGAATGCATCAAATCAGCTTTCTCAAGGCATGTTGATGCTGAATAAACTTCTCAACGCAGGGGATATAACCATTCAAGATTACACGAGTCGCCGTCAGAAACTATTCGATGGTGCCGATGGTGTTATAAATGCGTTTAAAGGTTACAATGAGCTGTACTCAAAAAAGCTAGAGAGGAGTATTAATAATAAAAGCATGGGTTTTGAATCCTTCTTGATGGAGGGTGTTGAAGGTTACACCGATTTCAAAAACATGCGCGTATACGTCAACCCTCTCAACAGTCAAGTTGGTGTCGCCAAGTTCAAGAAGAACGAAAAAACAGGCGAGATGGAGGTAGATACATCTCCGGGTAACATCATGCCTATGAACGTGATGAACAACATATTGAAGACTGAGTACGACAAATATGATTTTGATGCCGTGCTGAGTAGTGGCGCAGATAGACTTGGAAAGGAAATAATCAAGCAGATTTCGGGAGGCTACTTTGAAACCGTGGAGGATGTCATGGAAAAAGAGGATTTCGAGAAATCTGAGAAGCTTTTTATTGAAAGCATGCTATCCAATCCATACAATGCCTCTGATATTCTTTATAATGCTTTGGGGTACTCATTCACTTGGGACCCGGAAGAGGCTAAGAAGGATAAGAAGAAGATATTGGTTGGGTATGATCCGAACGGAAACCCTGTTCCGAAGATTGACCCTGATCAGAAGAAGGAGGCCGAAGACGCGATGAGGGAAAGGTTTAGAACAATGCTAGATCGAAGCATTAAGAAGGATTCTATACCTAAGTACAACTACTCGGGTGGCCGTACTACAAAAACACCACCTACCACCACTAAGAGTTATGGTGAAATGACAGACAAAGAGCGCGAGGCATACATTGACGCTCTAACTTCAAAAGGTAGGGGTGTGGTAACTGAGCAGATGAAGGCCCAATTATCTCCTCAAATGATTGACAGAGATCCATCGGTAAGTATCCCTCAACTTCAGACAGCATTGGGTGGATATGCGTCATACTTTGACTTCAAAAAAGACGGAGATAAAATTGTTGTAGTCCCACTTGGTGCAGGTGGTGCGGGATATACCGTTCCAACGCGTAGATTGAAATACTACCCATCTTCCGACAAACAGAACGCGGGTAAGGTTCTTCCGGAATATGAAAGTGTTCAAGAGGAAATGCGCGAAAATCTGAATGGATTGGCAGCCTATATGTCAACATACCTGTCTACAAATGATATTGTGACAGGACTAGGTCTTAATTCAATTAGGGACTTGGATACCGGCGCACAACAAGGCGGTGGTTCGGACGGTGATATATTTGATGAACTTGACGAAATTGTAGCAGAACAATAACATATGCCTAAAAAATATACATACAAAGGAAAGGTGATCAACGAGGTGGATCTCCTGTCAAGATATGGTGGTGAGAAACTCCAAAAGCTTATTGATAATGGTATCATAAAGGAGTACACAGAGGTTGGCGCAATCGCTCCATCAACTGCACCCGAAACGGCAACCGATGGCGGACCGTCTTGGATTTTCAAGGATACAGAGATATCCGAGAAAGTTCTTAGGGATAGGTATGGTGACGAAAAATTCAACGCCCTCGTGAATGGTGGTATTATTAAAAAAAAAGAAGAATCAGTATCACCAAAAAAATCTTCTGTTGGCGAATCACCTTTACCGCAGAAAGAGTCTGTTGGAAAGCCAAAAGAAAAAGAAAAAGAGCCCGAAGTCACATTGGAGTCTTTGGCAAAATTGGGCGTTGGGGAAGAAGAGTTCGCGGATGAGAAGATTCAACGACCGGCACCCGATCGCGGCATAACAAAAGCCCCCGAAGCCCCTACCCAAGATAGAACGGATATCCCTAGATACAAAGGAGGTTTTGGTACATATGAAGAGGAAACTCAGAAAATTCAAAGGTTCAATCCTTATGATAATCTTCCTCAAGAAATTATGGATCAGATCCCGCAGGAAGCCATTATTTATGATTGGGGGGAAGATGGTGAAAGAGTTATGGTTGGTGTTGACTTCTCTTTAGTTGACTCCGATGTAACAACGGCTATATCTGAGTACGCAACAGACAATGAGCGTCAACAATTATCAAAAAGCCTCTTAAGATCTATAGCAAGTAGCACAAAGAAGAGGAACGAAGTCATATACAAAGAGGTTTCAGAGAAGAAGAGGGAGTTGGATGAGTATGTTGATTGGGCGACAAAATACGGACTCAATGACGCAAAGCTAAACAACAACAAAGAGCAGTTCAATGAGATAACCTCAAACATAGAAAAGCTCAAGAGTGATTACAACGAATCTTTAGGGAAATCAAAGAAGGAATTTGCAGAAAGGGAAAATGCATTGGAATCGCTGAGCCTTCTAACGGAAAGCGACCTAAGTAACCCAATAGTTACAGGCTTAGAAGATTTCTACAACGCGTTTCTAGCTAAAACACCTAGCTACGTTGCACAAGTAGTGTCGATGGCTGCATTAGCTGAACACAAGGCTAGGAGAGGGTCTCTCTACATTGCGGATATGATTTTTGGAGGTCAAGATCTTGAGTTTTACGATGAATTTATCGCACCAATAAAGACTGAACAAATTGAGAAGTTCGTAAAAGGCGCGGCCAAGGTTTCGGAGCTTGCTCAAACTAGAACGGATCTAACTGATAAAAAAGCAGCATTCATTGGTAATACGGTAGGTCAATTAGCTTTACAAGTTGGATCAACGGCTGTTGGTGGTCCCGCTGCAATGTGGGGCGTTACAGCAACAATGATGGCTGACGAAATGTACGAAGACCTCAGAGGGCAGGGTCTAGACCACATTGAAGCTCAAGAGTTGGCCATGGCATACTCGACAATCACAACACCACTAGCTGTTTTCGTTCCGGGCAAAATAGGAAAGAGGATGATGACTTCTGCTGCTAGAAGACATGTCGTGGACTATATCAAGGAGAAGGGCGTAAAGAATGTCATCAAGGACAAAATGATGGACAAGGCCGTTGAGTTTTCTCTCAAAAAAATAGGTATAGGGATGCTTAAGGAGTCTGTAGAAGAAGGTATATCTGAAGGTGCTGAATATGCTGTTGGTGTAGGGGTAAAGGCATTGAGTAATGCAATCAGCAATACAGATAGATTGGATGACAGATTTGATGTAAATCAATTCTTTGAAAATGTGGTATTGGGAGCTGCGGGTGGATTTATAGCATCAACAGGTGGCACTCTGCTTGGTGCTAATGTATTTTCATCCACCAAGTACTCTGTAATAGAGAAGGCTCTCATGGATGACAAAACCTTCGAGTCTCTTAAAAGACAGGTGGTAAACCAAAGGAAAGCGGGATCCATAACAGAGAATGAGCAAAATACTCAAATTGCAGTATTAGAGAAGATGAGGGAATTGGCTAAGGCTATTCCTCAAACGAAAATGAATGAGCAGCAAAGAAGAAGGGTATTCAATCTTCTTATGGAGCGAGAATCAATAGAAGAGGAAGCTGCGTCATTAGGTGTTAAAAAAACCGATGCTCAGAATAAAAGGATACAGCAAATAAATGACAAGATTACAAGGATATCACAGGCCGCAGAGAGAAGAAGTGACAGAGCTAAGCTTAACAGAGCTATAGCATCTATCAGAGACAATGAGCAGGTGCTCATGTTTGCTGACGACATAGATCAAGTCCCCGAGCAGTATAGAGACCGAGTTAAAGAGGTTGGTGACAAGACCATTGAGTACAGGGAGTCCATATTAGGTGTTCCTGTTGGTGAGAAAAAGACATCTAAAACGCCGAAAAAGTATTCATACTACATGACCGGCGCAGAGATAAAAGCAGAACAACAAAAACAAAAACAAGATGCCATTCAAAAGCAAGAGTCAGATGAGACTGATGTTCGCCAAACACCCAAAGGTGGCGAAGAAATGGGTAAAGAAGTACAAGCAGAATCTGAAGTCACTACCGGAGAAGGTGAACAAGAAGCCAAAGAAGTAGATCCAATATCTGACGAGGATTACCGCGCATACAAAGAAGATGGGGACGTTTCCGATCAGACCATCATGCGGATAGCTGCCAAAATGTACAACAACGAAGAGCTGAGTGAAAGGGAGAAGGAGATATCTTCTGATGATGCATTGGTAGAGCTGTTTGAAATGACTGTTGATGACATTCGCGAAGAGGAGAAGGCCAAGAGACCAAGAAAACTTGAGCGAAGGAAGTTCTCGGTGATGTCAGATGAGACCATACTCGACAACGTTATAAAATCTGCCAAGACTATATTCCCGAATGCAACCATAGTAACACTAAAAAACATAGACGCCATCAATGAGTTGGTTAAGAACACAATGCGCGGCACCAACTTGCGAGCGCAAGGAAATGAAGGTGGTTTCATTGTCATAGATGCGAAGACCAACGAAGTAAAGGCCATCCTCATTAACGAGGAGTACGCCGACCAAACAACGATGCCTCACGAAGTATGGCATGGTATACTTCTGAAGGCGTTTGGAGACAATCAAACTTTGTTTAAGAAGTTCCGGGGAGAGATAAAAAAGATCTTAAAGGACAACGGATATGACGACTTACTCAGAGAGCTACAGGAGTTTACAAACCAATACGGAGACGATATTGCCGCAGAAGAGTTCTTAGCTCAGTTCGGTGCCCTTCTGACAAGGGAGATGGGCAACCTCCAAAGGCTGACAAATAAAGAGAGAACTCTTATCAATCAGATACGAGACCTCATCAACAGGTACGCAGAGCGCATTCTTGGCGCACCTGTATTCCTAAGTACAGCCACGCCAAAGAATATCGTGGACTTCATGATTACGATCTCCGATACCATGGCAAGAGGTGAATCACTAGAAGGGTTCTTCGAGAAAGTGCAGGAGGAGATAAAGAAAGCAGAACCTAAAAAGAAGCGAGGAAGACCGAAGAAGGAGACCACAACAGAGAAGACCAAGGAAGAGGACATAGAGGCAAGGAGAAGTTATAGCCTTAATGAATTGGGAAGTATAATCGGTCGCGATAAAAAGTTTGGTGGATTATACGTTTCCAATAAGACGGATCCGGATGGAAAGCCTACAGTCGAAAGAATAACAGGTGAGACACCGGAAGAAGTTTTAAAAAAAATCAACGCCAAATATGATGAAGAATTGGCTGAACTAAAGAAGAAGGAGGCCACAACAGAGGAGGCTAATGTAGAAACAACTACAAATGCTTTGAAGACAATTAACATATTGTCTAATGTTACAGAAGCAGAAGCACAAAAAAATGAAGGCTTTACACTTATAACGGCTGACTTTGGGCGTAATGGTAGAATATCTTATGAGATTAATGATGCAGGAGAGGTTGAAGTTTTAAGCATAGAAAGGAATAAAGGAGAACGAACTTCTGATAAATCAGGTGCTATAGGAGAAGGCAGTATGGCTATTGCATCTATATTTAATAGTAATAAAGATGTAGATGTTATTTATTATGATGATGATTCACAAGGTTTTTGGAATGCAATAGGTGGAAAAGTAGATAGTTTAACAAGAGAAGATTTTTTCAAGTATTACAACAATAAAGCAAAATCAATATCTGAATCTTATCATAAGGCAAAAACAGATGGAACTAATCCTGAGCTTGTAAAGACAGTTGAGAGTTTAGTTTCTAAACCTAAGGCAGAGTTCCGGGCTGAAGAGGCTGAACCCAAGAAAGAAGAGAAGAAGGCTGAGCCTAAGAAGGAAGAGCCCGCCAAGAAGGAACCGACAAAGAAAAAAGCCGAGGTCGATATAGAAGCTAAAAAAGCTGATATAGAAAGAGAAAGACAAGAGGAATTAAATAAACCTCTTGATAGGGTTAAATCTGCTAAAACAAGAGATGAATTAATAGAGGCCGCTGAAGAATGGATTGGCATTAACCCTTATGATGATGGAGCTACTTCTATGGGCACAAGAAGTTTGTTGATGACCCCGGGAAGTTTTCAAAAAGGTAAAGAGGCTTTTATAAATGAAAATAAAGAAGCATCTAAAATAAGGGATAGGCAAATCAACGCCGAATATGATGCAAAATTAAAAGCATTAGAAGAAGAACCCGCCAAGAAGGAACCGACCAAGAAGGCCGAACCCAAGAAAGAAGAGAAGAAGGCTGAGCCTGCTAGACCTAAAAACAAAAAAGAAAGAGAGCGAGCCTCGGCAAAGAATACTTTCATCTACCATGAGTTTTTCGATGCTATTATTGAGTCTACTCCGGAGCAATACAGAGCTGCATTACAAGAAAAAGCAGACACAGGGTATCTTGAGAATGCGCTTGATTATGGTGTTCGAATAGGTAACTCAGTTGCTCCAAACACCAATGCAAGCACACTACTTGATATGACCAAAGAGGAGGCTGAGTCTGAATTGAAGTATTTTGACGAATACTACAGACAAACTAAGGAAAAGCCTACCAAAAAAGCTGAACCCAAGAAGGAAGAACCCAAGAAAGAAGAGAAGAAGGCTAATACAAATAGCGATCAATTCTTCGAAGATATGAATAAGGTTTTCCCATTTGATGATATTCAGGGAGGATATGCGGCAACTGATGCTGATGGAAATCTGCTTGGAAGAGTAACACTTAGATTTATTGATGACAATACTGTAAAAATAGATGAAGTCGTAAGCGAAAAAAGAGGTCAAAGAGCAGGTAATGGTTCCGCTATAATGAAGATCGTCACGGAGTATGCGGACAAGAATAACGTAACCCTTAAATTAACCGCAAATCTAATAACAGGAATGGAGAAAGTGGAGGGATTTGACACCCCTCAAAAACTTAGGGCCTTCTATGAAAAATTTGGATTTGTAAGGGATGAAAAAAGAGCGACCATGACTAGGTTGCCTAAGAAAGCCGAGCCAAAGAAGGCTGAGAAGAAGACCGAGCCAAAGAAGGAGGCTACAAAGAAGAAGGAACCTGCCAAGAAAGAACCTGCCAAGAAGGAGCAAACGATATTACCACAATCCGAAGTAACCATAGAGGGAACGTTTCAAGGATTTCAGCGATTGGTTGGTAAGCGAGTGACAAACTTTGCGAGAGGACTAGGTACAGGAGATATAAGGGGTAAGGTTCCTTATGGCAAGGTTGTATTTAGCACAAGAGTTGAGAACGGCAAGAGAATAATTTCTTTAATTGAAGGTAGGCATGAAGATTTTGTTCGTAGGCGTGGATTCTATTCTATATCATTGGCTTTTGACGAGAATGAAGATATAGATGTAAACACAATAAAGCGGAGGCTACAAGAGATTAACGAAAAAAGTAGAGAGGATGGTAAGTTTAATCCACGAAAAGCGGAACTGATTATAAAAAAAGCGCAAGAAACGCCTGTTAAGCGCAAACCTCAGCCCGAGCCTAAAAAGGTAGAGCCCACCAAGAAGGAACCGACCAAGCAAGAACCGACCAAGAAGGAACCGACCAAGCAAGTACCGACCAAGCAAAAAAGAGACATCCAAGAGATTATAGATGACTATGATGCCATGGATGCAGAGGAGGCTCTTCAGATGGCGAAGGATGATATCTCTGATATGGTTCCGGGAACAGAGGAGTACAAGTCATTAGAGGAAGACATAGCTGCTCTCACGGAGGAAGTCATGAAGGCTTACGAGGAAGTTGAGACTGCTGAAGAAGTAGAGACTGCTGAAGAGGCTGAGTATGAAACTCCCGAAGGGGCGGTTGAGGTATTGGCCGTATTTGAGTCGGATAATTTATTTTTAGCTAATGGCGTAAATGTGATCTACTACAAGAATGCCGATGGGGAAATAGTTCAGAGGTTTGTAATGAGGGAAGGGGATCCGAAAGATAGAGTTGTTCAAAAGGATTTTCTTGATGGTAGAATAAGCTCTAAAGCTTTTGGTCCTTTATTAGGCGGAACAATGATGGGGGCAGAGCCATCCGTAAAGAAAGAGCCCGCTGCCAAAAAACCCGCCGTCAAAGAGCCCGCTGCCAAAAAACCCGCCGTCAAAAAGCCTGCAGCGAAGAAAAAGCCTGCAGCGAAGAAAAAGCCTACGCCAAAGGAGACGAAAGCTGAGATTCCAAAAACTGAAACCGAAGAAAAAGTAGGACAAGTTGAGAAGTTTGGAGATGCAGAAATAAAACAAGAAAGTAAAAACAGAAAAGGGGAATCGGTTTGGTCATACACATCGCCATCCGGTAGTGGTTTTATTATAGACAGGAGCGAATCTGTCTTGACTGACGGATCTCCTATTGGTTTTGTTATCTCTGACTCACCAACAGGGACGCCTAAGAGAAGATTTAAGAATTTTACAGATGCAATAGCTAACGTTTCATTAGCTCAGAAAAAAGAAACACCAACTAAACCAAGTACAAAAGAAAAGCCAAAGGCACCTGCAAAAGAAAAGCCAAAGGCGCCTGCAAAAGAAAAGCCAAAGGTAACTTTAGATGCATACATATCCGCCTTAAACACATTGATTGATGACCTTAAAAAATCTAGAAAAGGACTTCCATCAAATAAAAGGCAAGAAGTCAACAGGAAGATACAAGAAATCGAGGAGAGGATTGAGTACGCCAAGTCTAACACCCCGCTTGAACTCAGAACAGAAGAAGAGATGGAGTCTGAGAACAGGGTTAGAAAGTACATTGGCTCCAAGAATGCAAACCTGTCTACAGAGTTAGCAGACAAGAAGCGCAAAGCCATGGAGATGGATGCCGCCGGTGAGTCCGCTAAGAAGATCAAAGCGTTGACTAGCTTTTACAAAGCCGCTAATTCTGAGTGGATGTTTGAAATAAGTGACCGTGATGCTAGGATTAAATTAGATGTTAGATCTTGGCAGGATGTTGAAGATGTTATAGCTATGAGCAAGAAGGATCTGACTGTGGGGGATGTAATAGATCACCCCGAGCTATTCAAGCACTATCCTTCCATAAAGAACATTCCATTCAAACTAATGATTAGCGAAACAGGGAGAGGGGATTCGGGCATATACAGCATGTTTGCAGGGGAGTATAGCACTCCGGTCGGAAGGACTGACACCCAATTGATTACGGTCGTGGTTCCAACACAAGAAACCGATGGTGAGGAAAACTTCAAAGCCCTCAGGAGTAGTATAATTTCTGCGAACGTAGTACAGAGAGTCTATGACAGTTTTCCACTAGCTGTGAGAGAGTATATCGCTAGGGTCTCAGAGCATTTAGCATTCGCTAAAAAAGGTTCAAAAATCCCCGACAGCCCTCTTATGAGAAGGCTAGAGAGAGAAACAATGGACTTCATTATAAAAAACTCGAGTCCCGATAATGATGTCAATGGCGCCATTGACGATATGATTAAAATCTTGGTACAAGGAAATGAGAGAAGGGCGAAAGATTATGCGGGAACCCCCAAGAAGATATCCACGGACATGAGAAAGGTATTTTCACGCCTTTCTGATTTTGAGGATACCCTAAAAGGAACAATGTTGCATGAAATCCAACATGCCATACAATACATAGAGGACATGCCTTGGGGAGGAAACAAGTTGGCTGCATTAAGGTATCTGAACTATGAAGAGCAGAGAAACTTAGCAAAGATATACACCATAATGGGGCCGAAGACGGCACGGAGCATGCTGCATGATGTTTACAAAAGTTTTGCGGGTGAAGTTGATGCCAACAACGTTCGAAGAAGGATGAACCTAAGTCAAAGGGAACTCGACAACTTAGCTCTTTCCGAAACAGAGGATGTTGCTGAAGAGGATAAGATATACATGAGCAAAGCTGAATTCGATCGCTTGGCAAGTCGTAGGGCAACCGAGTTTGAGAATAAGATGATTGGTGCAGAACCCCCCAAGTCAAGCATGAATGTTGTTAGACAGCAGAGAAAGAAAGAGGAGTTAGAGAAAGAGATGTCGAAGAAAGAAGGCTACAAAGCTGTAGCAAGTCGCATCAAGAAAAACTACAACACCATGGCTGATGAGGGTGCCAAGAAACGAGATATACTTGCAAAGGCCATAGAGATATTGGAGGCTAGCGATTTCTACAAAAAGGCAGACGATATTACTAGGAATAGGGCTGTGATGCTTACTACGATGAATCATGGGTATTCAATTAGGAAGTCACCAAAGGCAAGCACCATATTGGGTCAAACATTTGATGTCGAGAACATAACCATATCAGCGAAACAAGCCCTTTCTTCTCAGATAAGAACTCAAGGCCGTGGTATCAGAGCTGTGTTGGCCGTTCAACAAAGGTTGGCAAAAGAGGTTTACGAATTGGTGAAGGAGAAGAAGTTGACAATGCGCCAAGCGGGTAAAATCCTCAAAAGATTTAGCCGAGTCAATCCTGCATCTGACGCATCCATAAGAGCGTTTGCTGACTTTGTATCCAACGTTGTAAAGAACGAAGAGTACAAGGATAGGTCTGCAAAGCTTAAAGTGATGCGTAAAAAGGCCAAGGACAACATCAAGAAGAAGTTAGGAAGCCTCTTTGGATACAATGCATTGGTTGACAAAATGCTTTCAATCTCTGAGAAATCCATCCCACCATCTGTCATGGATGAGTACATCTCGATAGTAGAGGAGTTGGGAACGAGTGCAGCCGTGTTGGATCTTGGAGAGGCTAGAGAGTTGGTTGACCGAGTAACCACGGTGATGGATGCAGTTGATGCAGAAAATGCACGAGTTGTGGACCTTCAGATGGCGTTTGAAGATTACTCTGACAAAGTGATGTCTTCTGATGGTAAATTGATGTACGAGAAGACGCTCGATAAGATGGTGAACGATGGTATAATTACCATCGAAGAAAGAGATATGATGGTGCGACTGAAGCTATCCATACTATCAAATGAGGTCTCAGACACCATGACAGATCAAGAGCTTGACGCAGAGCGTAGGAGTATAATAAGTGACATCATGTCCCTCAAGCTTAGTATACCCGAAGGTTTGCCAAAAGCTGAAGAGGCCCTACTCAGAAGATTGAAAAAACTGATAGAGGATACCGAGGCCATGATGAAAATGTCGCCATCCGACCTAAAGAAACTTCAAAAGGTAGTAGACAATGCCAATAATGGGTACGCTCACAACGTAACACAAGTATTGGTTGAGAGGATCGAGTCTAGAAGAGCTACAATAGAGTTGGCGGAATCGGTAATGAATGCAAAGCCATTGCTCATAAGCAGGGTTATTGCGAGCGCTAAAGCTTTGTTCTCTAAAGGTAAGAATAAGTATACGGTGATGGCCGAAAGAACTCCACTATACTTTATAGATCAAGTTTTTGGAGACTTCAAAACACCGACCATATACAACACCCTATTTGAAAATACCGCAATAGGTCACAGTAGATTCAAGACAGAGAACAAGAAGGTGTTGGAGACCTTGTCGGGATTGGACAAAAAGCTGTACGAGGCTTTTTCCTACAATCACAATAGTGTGACCGAATCCAAGTACAAGATGACCGCGTACCTAATTCAGAAGGAATTTGAAAACAACCCCGGTAATAGCAAGGTAAATCCCGCAATAAAGTTTTTGGACGCAACAATCGAGTATGCAGAAGCAGAAAAAGGAGATTACACTAAGAAGGATGCGGAGATTCTGAAGAGGATAAGGAAGGACTTTTCTACAAACGGTCAAATCGATCTTCAAAAAATAGAGAACTCATTAAACAGGGCAGAGCGAAATGCCATAAGATCAATCGAGAAGATAAATCAATCCCTGCTCCCATTGGCCACCCATCTTGGTTTAGTTGTTCATGGAGAGGGCATGAAGCCATTGAATGCCTACAACCACCTGTCAGTAATTGTCGACCCAAGCGCAAGCGGTGTACAGTTAACTCAATCCCAAAACGCCATGAATGCGATGAATCCATCGACAAGAACAGGCATCATAAAGGAGAGAACAGGGCAGGTTAATCCGATTGACTTTGACGCATTTAAGTCTGTGTCTACGGCAGCTAGAGATGTGTTCATGGACTACTATATGACTGAGCCTGTGAGGACATCTTATAGAACGATAAGAAACACGGAAAATGAAATAAAGAAGAAGTTTGCAAAAGAGTTGGAAGACTTGAACAGCCAACTAGAATCTGCATCGAAAGAAGATAAGGAGCTCATAGAAAAAAGGATAGAGGAGAAGAGGAAGCAGAAGGCCGAGAAAGAGAAACTCTTCGATGTTATAAAAATGGCTCACAAATCTGCCGTAGAGAGTGTGCTGATGTCATCAACGCATGAAACAACATTCATGGATGACGTTACTTCATATCTTTCAAAGTGGGGATACAGAGCAGTCCTAGCCAAGTCAACACGAGCAATATCTGAATTTTTATCAAACGCGGCTTTTGCTATGTTGGTTGATTCGAAATCCTTTTTCTCGGGCATGAAGTACGCATCGATATATTCTAGCCCTGATGGTGTCGCCATAGCGGAAAACGTTGGATCTGTTCAGTTGTCTAGGATATACCCACAAGGTACACTTACAGGGAGGATGATTGATGGCACATTGAAAGATGATGCAGGAAGCGTTAATAGGTCGAGAGCCAAGAATGACATCCTCAATAAGGCTCAGCAAATTGGGTCATTCAAAGTGAGAGGCGTTGGTCTTGGGTCTATTCGAGATGCATCAGAGGTGATCGCAGACAAAATGATCACCACCCCCGACCAAGCTATCATGAGACCATTTTGGTTTGGGGCCCTAGCCAAGGAGTTTAAGAAACAATCGGGAAAGGATATAGACTTTGAAAAGATCAAGAACAACGATCAAGAGTACATCTCAGAAAACCAAGATGCATTGGATGCGGCTAGAAAAATGGCCGACAAAAAATCTGTGCTATTAGGTGCATCTGACAATCCATTTCTTTCTGCGGCGAAAAGTAGACCAATCAATGGATCGGCATTCTCTCAGATACTTCACATATTCAACAACTACATGACGCGATTCCTTGTGTATGAGTTCAACTCATTCCGATATGGCATGTACGCAGCAATCGGAAGGGGTGACATAACACCTAGACAAGGTGCCGCAATCATGACCGCAGTAGCAACTCGTATGGTGATCTACTCTGCCTTGACTCAGTATCTTTCCGGAGCGCTTAGATCATTAATATCGGGAGATGATGACGAGTATACTACATTAGACTTCGGTCGCGCCGTGGTATCGGGTGTATCGGGCTTGATATTAGGAAGAGACTTTGGTAACATAGCCAAGACCTTCATCAATATGAATGTCGAGTACATTAACATGAAGTATCTAGATATGCTTAGGGATGGTGATTACGATGCGTATGAAGATAAGATCGCGTATACAATTGTTCCTATTCAGCCCGATCCTAGAAGGAATATGATGATGGATATCATGATGAATATCATGGGGCCAATGTCTCCAATTTTGAGAACAATGGAGTTTGCAGGAAAGCAACTAGTCGAAAAGGAAAAGGTAGAGATTGACGCAATCAAGAGGGATGAATTAGAGAATTACCGAGCTGTCATTGAGATGGCGGGGAACCTTGGATACGTTCCATTCTACGCAGATGTTAGAATGATTATGAACACCATGATCTACAAAGACATCATTAAGGAGAAGAAGAATCCAACAATGCCCAAGAGCAAACTCAAGGAGGAGTATCCGGACCTATACGAAAGATTGTATGGAAAAGACTCGCCATCGGGAAGAGTCAAGGAGATGGAAAGACGAATGGATCGATCTAAGAAAGATTAATTGTGGTGAGATCAAATACTGATCTCACCCACAACCTTCATCTTTTGAGCCAATACCCATGTGCCACCCTGTGACTCGGGGCGATCGTAAAGCTCTGTGTCATCAATTTCAACCTCAACCCACACCCTTCCTTTTTCCGAAAGGTGAGGGGCGTATGGTTTCAATGTGCAATGCCAACCTTTTCTAACCGCGAACCCCTTGGTCTTGTGTTCTTCGGCATCTAGCCATTCACCGACAGGGATTCTGCTTTTCTTGTTGATAAACAATGGAGCATAGCTACCATCTTTCATTTTTCTTACTAATTTGTATGCAATCATAATAGTGTGTTTTATTAATACCTCAAATACTTTAGGCCACTCTGTCTATCAAAGTAGACCATCATCTCTCTATCGTGGAAAGATCCTTCTCTCTGCTTTTTCCTTCCGGAAAACTTGGCGATCCCCTTAAGTTCTCTAGGGTCGCCATAAATAATGCCATCATCGCAGGCCCAAATGACAATAGGGTTTAGCATCTTGTCGCAAAGCTTGACGAGCTTTCTCATTGCTATTGGTAGAGGGTACGCATTCCTCAGATAGGATAGCCGGCCCTTAACCTCTACATACCCAATAACATCCATACCCGACATTAGCTTGAAATCTATATCATTGATACCTAACTTCTCATACGAACATCCGAACATTGAGCAATACTTCTGTATCGCTTTTATCTCCCGATCTAAATCCTCTTTGGTTTCAAATCTTTTCATGTTATTATTCTTTACTTCATACTTAGTGTATGACATATCCATCATTATCGGCTATATCTGCTGTTAATGGTGGATAAATGGTTCAGCTAATAGCACATAGAACCGTGTTTGAGTAACTTTTATACCCGCTCGGGTATGATATACCATTATTATACCTTATCGGGTATAACAGCTATTAAAACGGCTGCTATACGCTTGTTATGTGGCATTAAAACCAAATCAACCAATCCATAAATCTCACAAAGTTATCTTCTATACCAAAGTATGTCATTATCAGCCAAAGGTACTTACCTAAAAAAGCACCAAAGTTTACACATAAAATAAGCCATGCAGGTATTAATACCCACTTAAAATAACGCCACATAACAAAGGCTATACTCCATGCTTTTTTATTGGGTTTATGAATGTTTTTTGCTTCGTTCATAGTTCTGTAATATTTTAAAGTTTAGTCCTCGATTTACGGCACTACACATAGCCACACCGTTAGGCACATTAAAATTCAAGTGCATTTTCAAAGCATTCATTCTCTTCACAAAGTCTTTTTGCTTCGGTAAACGTATAGCATCTGCCAACGTGGGTTTGTAGTTCATCATTTTTAAATACTTCGTACTTGCCAATAAGTTGTGGGTGTTCTGATTCTTGGATAAAGCAACCTTTATAAAGCCACTCATCACATTCTATTTGTCTCGGTTTTTCTACTGCCATTTTATTAATTTTTAGCTCCCTACTAAGCAAGTTTCTCTCCGCATGAAAAGCAAAAAAGACTCCCCTTTATCGAATCATTAATATTCTTGCTGCCGCAATTTTTACAACAACCAACTCTTATCTCGCCCTCACCGTTTGACACCAACCCTTCTGACATTGATATGGCTCTCAAAAATTCATCTGCAACCTCATCGGGTATTTGATCTCTAAAAGACTTTAATACATTCCTCACCTCAGCAACCGAGCTCACTACCTTCAAGTAATTTTGTATCATCTCAGACCTGCTTATGGTAGCCAAATTGCTTGATGAAAAGTTGAACATTGACCTAGCCGAATTGTACCACTCTCTTACATATGGTTTCGATATGCATAGCGGGCCGAACTCGTCTAAGTAGTGAATAATAGTTGAGTGATCTTTGTTTAATGTCCTGCATATAGCAGAAGGGCCCAAGCCATGTTCGTTGAGTATTTTTGAGTAGATCATCCTAGAGAACACATGGTCGTGCTTTCTAGATTTACAATCAACGCTGTGCCCGGTAACCGTAAACACAACTTCTTTTAGCTTGTTTGATTTTGATAAAATTGGATTCATATTATTTTGATTTTTCGCCCGAGTAAACATCAGCTTTTACGCCATGCTCGGTAAGTTCTTTTAATCTATACTCCTGCAGCTTGCTAAGCCTTCCTCCGGGTGCTTTGATTTCATAAAACTCCACATCGCTCCCCTTTGGTATAGCCAACAAGTCAGGTATACCATTCTTGTTTGATTTGATAATTTTTAGAACGTAGTACCCTTTAGATTCTAGCTCCTTGATCTTCTTTGCCTGTATCTGTTGCTCTTTCCCCATTCAATCTGATTAATACGTTCACCGGATCCTTTCCAACTCGTATCAACTGAAGATCAACCCATTTGGCCGCATCCCTCATATTGTCAAAATACTTGAATGAGTGACGACCTGTTTTTTGGTTGTAAAATGACCCTTGGTATCTCTTATTAGCCCACTTTGAGCTAGGGTTCTTAACCTCTGATACACCGAAATAATCTGTCTTTTGTGTTTTCATAATCTACTTAATAATCCTTTTTCAAAATGTTTTTTCGTGTAGTCTTTCTTATCCATAACAGCCTTGTACACATCATCCTCTATGCCACCTTCAGAGAAGACCCAATACACATCATTGCGCTCTCTTTCCTTGGTTGTCATTCGATCCCTTGACTGCCAATAGCTTGTGGCGGAAAAATCAATATTGTAATACACAAGCGCATCAGCTTTTTGTAAGGTTATACCCTCACGACCCGACTGAATTTGTAAGGCTATAACCTGACAATCTGTGTTGTTGAACACATCCAAGCTATCTGTCAAGTATTCTTTTCCAAATACTTGACGCAGAGCATTCCATTCCTCCTTAAACTTGTAGAACACGCCTATTTTCTTTCCCTTGAAGTAGTCTTTAATAAAATCAGCCTTAAACGTGTCCAAGACCATTGATTTACCGCTCTCAAATTTAACAGTTCCGGAACACATTTGATGAACCTTACTCATAAGTTTGACACCTGTGTCCGCCAATATAACCTCCTCCTTGCCCTCTATAATCAGATCTCTTTTCAATCTCTTTATCATGGATTCTATTTGCTTTGGCATCTCAACCCTAAGCACATGCTCCACCGTTTTAACCGAAAAGCCCGATTCCTTCTGTGACCATGATATGGTGTATGGCTCCATCTCATATATGATCTTCTCAGTTCCACCCGAATAATCCTTGATGTACATCGAGTTCACCTTCTTCTGCTTGACGTTCACATACTCGTCACAGAACCGGTAGAAGTTTTTGCACTCTTCAAAGGGATTGCCCGGTATACCATACACTTGATGATACATCTGTGAATAAGATTCGGGTGTCGGCGTACCCGACAAAAGAACCACGCCACAATGAAACCTCTCGATAAAAGCCTTACATTGCTTTGCGCGAAGGCTTGGCTTTGGGAAGGCCCCTAATGTGTGGGCCTCGTCCAATATAAAAAGGTCACACTCATCAACATTCAACTTGTGCATGCTCTCGTAGTTGGAGACTATCAAGTCAAAGTCGGGATTCAATTTTTCATAGTCCTCCTCTATGCTTGATATAGCTTTCTTCTTAGTCAAGAAGACAACCTTCCTGCACCCAAGTATTTCCGCCAACCTAAGTGATGTCAGCGTTTTCCCGGTTCTAACCTCCATCGATAGATAGACGAAACCCGATTCCTCCATTATGTGAGACGCCTTGGTGGCTATCTCTTCTTGATAATCTCTTAGCGTTATCTTACTTCTGTTTCTCCCCATGTTTTCGTAATACTCAATACTTTTTTCAATCTTTGGTATAAGGTCATCAGCATCTGCGTACTTATACTTTTCTATCACCTTAGATGATCGTCCTCGACCAACCTTTATAGACACTTTTTTTGACATGACATCTCTCATAATTCTGAGCTGCTCTACCATCATGTCATCAGTATATCCCGATGTTCGATCTATAACGTCATTACTCATATATCAATCACTTCTTCATTTGGTCTCTCAGATAGGAAAATTATCCATCTACCGCGCACATCTCTACCTTCATCGGGTTGAATACCATATCGATAAACTGAGTAGCTGTGGAGCCACCGATAGAACTTCGTACGACTGATTGTCATCTTAGACTTAGGCCCATAATCGGGATACTCCGATATGAACGAATCATACAAGTCCTGCTTGTAGACCTTCCTATCGGGTGCAAGCATAGAGTTCTCCTCGTTTGAATCTATCAACCCACACCACTCAATAAAGTCGTGCGTAGTCTCAGCACTAAGCTGACGTATCTTGAGGTTAACAAACTTGCTCTCAACCAATCCTTTTGACATGTACATCTGAAGGCACGAGATCATGTAGTTGTCGAACATCGCCCACTCTTCATCATCCCAATCTCCAAACATCAGTCGCCCAAATTCATCCAACGGAGTGAAGTGCTTACGGTAGTGTTGATGAAACTCTAGCTCCCACTTCCTTCTAGCGAATGAATTACCGGCGCCTCGTATAGCGTAGTTGGTTGTTATGGCCACCTTCGGGGATTTCTCAAATGGTATCTTGATGGCATCCTTATTCTTCTTCTCTAGCGTCAAGCCCTCGGTCACTACGCTAAACAAACGCTCAAAGTCGAAGTGCTTTTTGACGTCATCAAAGCATAACACCTGCGTATCGGCAGAAACCAATTGATATGCGAACGATCGCTCGAACGTGAAAGACTTACCATCAATCACAACCAACTTCTTCATCTGTGATATGGCGTTGATGAAGATTCCCTTACCTGTACCACCTTCGGGGTTGTCGGAAATAACCTCATCATTCAATATTACGGCCGGGCAGTACGATAGGTTTTTATACCCATGTAACAGGAACCCAATAGTGCTACGCATGGATTTTATCCTCTCCAACTCATGATTACAAACATTCTCAATGAATCGAGAGTAGTCGCAATCAATGGATAGTGTAACAGAAAAGCTCCTATTGATCACATGATCCTTCCAAACATATCCACCCAAATCCATGTAATCCATAATCTTGATGTCATCCTTAGTCACCTGCACAGCGCAGTTGCGGTAGTACAAGTATGATGCATACTTGGTATCACCAATGAAGTAGATGTCAATCGTGGATAGCAATGACAAGAACTCCTCCCTAAAGAATCGCGTCTGATCAGCGAAGTAGTTGTACACCGTAACATCATCCAACTCAAGTAAATGGTTTAGCACGAAGTCCTTGATCTCCTTCTCTGAGGTATGGTCAACCAAGTTGTTGGTGACCTTAACGAAGACGTAGTTCTTTCCTCCCTCCGGGCAGTACTTGTAAAAGCCATTATCCTCCAAGAAAGACTTGAACATGATGTGGTCTATCTGAACTTTACCCTTATCGTTCTTGGTCCAAAACACACCATTCTCACTATCCTCCTCAACCCTAGAAACAACAGCCTCTGCTATATCAGTACGGATCCCCGATGTCACCAAGTTTGCTTTAACGTCCTTCCTGCTAGTCCCTCGCTTTAGCTGAGCCTTAACATTGTTGATAGTATCTTGGTCTTCGTAATACTTGGTGGCCCATTTGTCGGTCTTGGAGTAGGCGGAATCAATGGTCCTCTTTATCTCCTCAAGGGAAAAATCTTGCGTAGCGTACTGATTCAGAACATACTCAGCGAGAGATCTGTTGATACCAAATTCATTCATGGCCATGGCCAATACGAACGCGTTATTATTCCTGACACCAACCTCCATTGGGTACTTCTTTGACCACCACTTGACCAAAATCTCGACAATCTTATTTTCATCCGTGATTGGGATGGTTGGTTGATCTATACTCTTGTCGACCTCGGTGTATTCGGGCTCAGATATCTCTGACCAAACAGATGAGTTCTCATTGACATAAATCAACGGATCGTAGCTCTCGTAACACACCCTACTCACATTCTTAGATGTGCTATCGAAGTAAGGTGAGTCAAAGTGATCACGCAAACTATTGAAGTAGTTCTTGTGGTTCTCGGGATCTCTTGGAATTTTAACCAAGACCTTAAGTCCCGAACCCGATGGACTAATGAAAACCGAGTAAACGTATGGGCTGTTACACATGCGCTCCTTGTCTTGAAGCAAGTCCTTAGACTTGTGATACCCATCAAAGTCTAGGCAAATCAACCCGCTGTGCTCAACAAGCGCAGAGTCTTCTCTTCGAGAGAACTTGCCGCTGAAGCAAATGGATGGAAGGCTCTTCTTCAACTCTTGCCTCTCAGCCTTCCTCTTTTCAGCGCGAATTTTTTTGACAAGGTCTTTTGATGCGCCATCCCTTATCCTACCCAACACAACGCCTACCGATCGGTAGAATGGAGTGCTAGTATCCTTGATATCCTTGAATATCGTCACATTGTATGTCATGCTCATGTCGATTTAATGTCGCTTTGTTTTAACTAAGTTGCTCATTCATAAGGACTATTCTTTTTATGTTTATTTTTATTACATGTATATAAAAAAAATAAATAATAAAGAAAAGAGATAGTGTATACAGAGAGAAGTAGGACTGTTATTTCCGACATTTTCGTCATTCCCATACTTCTTCAACCATATCTTCGAACTTGTATCCTTCGATGTAAGCCCTGCTATCACTAATCTCTCCGGTGGATTGAACGTCATTTGGGTACCTTCTGAAGTACTTCAAATTTCTGCCATTAATCATCATACCTTTCGGCACAAATATGACATAGAACTCGACATTGTTGTTGGTATAGACACCAACCAATATGCCTTGAAGCTTTCTTCTTAGGTCGGTCATGCTGCCGATTGTACACCTAAGGAATTTCTTTGACTCTCTTAGAACTTTCTTCTCTGTAGTCGATTTGATAATGTTTTCTTCTTTCATGATTTTAAACTTTTGATTTCATTTTCTAACCTGCCGATAACCCGATTCAAAAACGTTTTGTCGTCCTCCAATCTAGATATCTTTTCATCGATATCTTTGATGGCTTTTTTATACAAATCAATTTCATATTCTTTATTGGCTATAGTGAGATGATTGTCAGGATTTGTTTTTTGCCCACTCAGAGGCTCTGTGTTTAACTTTCTCTGTGTCATCGTAGGTATGTTTCATTTAAGATACAAAAGGGCCGCAGAACGGCCCTTTTATGATTCATTGTGAATCGTCAGAATGGAACATCGTCCTCTGAGTCATCTTCAACCTTTTTCTGTGAAGTCTTCTTTCCTCCATCATTCGATGGTTTCCAATCGTCAAGAGAGGCATACGCATTGCCTGTTCTTCCGACATTCACATCCAAGTTTACCCAACCCTTGTCTTCGTTCTCTTTTAAGAACTCAACGAAGTCTTCAACTTTGATTGACAGTTTACAGATAGCCCACTCGGGCGCATCCTCGCGCACCTTAACTATCATTCCGTTTGCAAATACTTTTTCTTTGCTCATAATTTGATGGTTATTTTTTGTTGTAAATAATTGCTTGTTTGCTCAATGATCTCAGACTTCGTTATTGGAGAGTTGACAATCATTGGTACTTTAATCGTGAGGTATCTGTTTCTCTTAAAGATATTCCTCAATGTAGTGATCCTTGACATCGCTTATTGGATTAAGTCCGAAATACTTCTCATATAGCTCAACGCCCCTCTTGACTCTTTCTTCGCCGCTAGAAACGAATGCAGATGTGGGTGTAAATATACCCAACTGCAACGTAAACTTGTCAACGACCAAGAACTTCATTGGCTTACCAAATATTTCTTGGTACAGAAAGCATTGGCTGTTGTAGCCATAAGCGTAGGCTGATGACCTAAACTTATTGATATCTGACGTGGTCTTAACATCCAAGATGTGTGAGCTCGTAATGATATCTGCCTTACCCTTGAATTTGTATCCATGGATCTCCTTTATGCCCGGCTCCTCATACATGTTGCCATCCTCGTATATGATGTCGAAGAATCGAACGTTTGATGTCACAGCCTTGATAATGCTATCGCACTTATCACGCTCGCTCTTAAGCATGACAAAGTCTAAGTTCTCAGCCTTCAAGAAGTCCTTGTAGATTTTGGTGTTTCTACTTGAAACATCAATCGTAAGTATGTCTTGAACCTTGTGTGGCTCTAATAGGGAGGTGTGAATATACCTCCCCATGGCCAAGTTTAAATCATCCGGCCTAGGTACACCGTACTGACGTGGATCCTTTAGCAACACGTTAATGTCTGAGTTGCTTAGGTATTTCCTACCAATACCATGATAGTACTCAAGGTCGTTGCGCAATAAATCTAAGTCTTTACTGACACTCCCCATATGAATTAACCGTTAGATTCTAAGTTTGACTTGATCTCCTTCTTGACGCCTGCGGAAACCGTGTACTTGCTCTTGAGGTTGGAGATGATCTCTTCAAGAGAAAGGTGGTTGTTGGCCTCAACATATTTGAGTACTCTTGACCAATTCTCATCCCCTACGTTGAGTGTGATAAGCTTTTTACCTGCGGGCTTTGCTGATTTAGAGTCCTCGTCTGAAGGCTCTTCCTCCTTTAACCACAAGCTAATGCCCAACCCATGCATGGCTATCGCCTTGGTGGTAGATCTCTGAATTGTCTTGTTGACATCAAAGGATGTAATCTTCTCAACAGGTATTGAGTTGTTCCGATTGTCCATGATAGGCAGGTAGTCAATCATCTCGATACCATTAATCTCAATACCAACTTTGACATAGCCATAGCGCCCATCAGAGAAGTAAATGAGACCGGTGTTGGGATCCTCGTACACGTTTCGCTTGGCCTCCGGGAATAACTTCTTAAGCTCATTCCAAGCATGACCCCAAGACATGTAGTTGGAAGAGTAGCGACCATCGCCTTTCTTTTCGATCTTCGAGGATACGTCTACGCTAGACAGAACCTCATAAATTGATTTTTCTTTGTTCATAACTAGATTTTATTTGATTTAATTTAGATGCGTATAAAGGGTTCGAGTCAATCTTCTGACTCATTGATTTAACTCCATCGATGATTGTAGATCTTGCTATATCCCTCGAATTCATCACCATGTACTTCTGAATGAAACTTGAGGATAAGCCGATCTCATCGTAGAGTATGTAAAATAAAAATTGCCTCGCTGTGTGACACTCCTTCTTTTTTGAGGCTGAGAAGAATTCTTCACGCGTGATGAATAGCTCATCACATATGGTGTCTACTAAATCGTTTAACACTATCATAACCGTTTGCAAATATATAAAAAACTACTGAAAATGAGAACGTTGTCCTAAATATTGTTTAACTTATTGAAAATCAAATCGTTACATTTTTTCTAAAAGAAAACCCGGCGTGATGCACCACCGGGTCAACAGTAACAAAACAATAATGACAAACCAAACTTCCCTGCATGCATCCGCAGGGTATATCTTAATTGAGAATCATAGGATCTCCGGGTATCTTTTCTATGGCCACTACTATCATATCTCCATCGTCTGTGTTGACAGTCTTGCCTGTTCTTATTAGGTTCCAAAGCTTTTCGTCATCAACACCATAGAACGCGTAGTTGTAATGCTCCATCACATACCTTGGTATTCGAACATCTTCCTTCTTTAGTGAAGTGAATAATGCGAAAACCTTACCTGTTCTGTATTCGTCAGAGAGCATGACTCGCCAATGCTGTACGCTGTCTATTGATATCCTATAATGATCTTTTTGATTCATATTTCCTTCCTGTGACTAGGTCTGTGATAATGACCGGTGTCTTGCACTTCTTACAAAGATAGTGACATGATCCTCTATTATACGCATCCTTTGCCTTTTGGCTTAGTCTGTGATTATAACCAAGCAAGCCATGGTTCGCGCACTCCAACATGTATCTGCCATGTGGAGTTCGTTCCGGCGGAATGTCCGCGCACCTTGTTGGGTCTGCCCCAATCATCTTGGCGACCTTCTTCCATTTTGGTCCGTGCCCCGCATTGTACCCTGCAATAGCATGCGCAATCTCATGCAAGATAATATCCTTGACTTCGTCATCTGACAAGAGTGGTATGTAATGCCGGCTTATCTCAATGAGCTTCTTGCGATGAATACATCGCCCAATAGCTCTTCTTGTATTGCCTAGGCGAAAGCTCCAATCATCTAGATCGTGCTTGCTGATTAAACTCTCTGTGAGTTGTTCTACTTCTACTTCTTTCATTACAGTTGAATTACAAATCCCGACTTATCTTTCTTGGCATCACCCTTGGCTTTGAGGCCCAAGATAACACCTCTGTTGTACAACATCATAATGTCTGACTGATCCCCATCAACAACAGGATATTCCATATATTTATCGGGGAACTTGTCTGTTGAAAACACCATGGCTACATTGCCACCGGCCTCCAATACGTTGATGCAGTCATGCTGATTCCTAGGATCCTCGCTCCTAGAGAATGTGACAATATAGTGTTCGCTTCTTGCATACTTCACAGCTTTGGCAGCTATCTTGGTGTAGTCATAGAACACTAAGTTGTCCCAACCCCTCTTGTCTGCTTTGAGCATCTTGTATAGCGGGAGATCTGTCGTGCCATTTAGTCTGATGGCAATCTTGGTGCCCAATTTTGCGGCTCGCTCTTGTAGCTTTTGTAGCTCACCATGTAGTTGTTCTAGGAATAGGAATCGATCCTCGACATAGTAGTTGGACTTGTTGATCCTAGATTGCTGAACATTGGTGAACCTACCCCGGCCGGATGAGTATAGGCATGCAGCCCTGCACCCTGCGGACGATGATGGACATAGGTTGACACCGCTGTCGTTGGTTGCGTGAGGAGCCATATACAAAATATATGACTCCAATGAATTCTTAGCTGTCTTGGCATTGGTCGTGCCCTTGCTTAGTAGATGTTTTGGTCGTGTGTACATTACGATAAAATTTGTTTGATACTTATTATGTCTGTTTTGTTTAGGTTCATAAACTTTAACTCGGTATCGTTCATTAGCTTGTCACCAAAATGCTTGATCACCATCTTGAGTTTCTTACTCTTGTTGGTGTACTTCGGTATCAACTGAACCGTCTCGGTAGTCTGCCGTGATATGATACTTGCCTCCCCGGTTAAGGGATTCCATTCAATGTGGTAGTTGCCCGCATAGATCCTTTCAACGTATTCAAGCTCGCTATGCTTTGTGAACATCATAAGGTCGGGGCCTCCGTATTTATTCCAAACCCACTCCGTGAACTTGTTCACATAGTTGGGGGCGTTAGGAATCCATTCCGGCTTGTACAGGTTCGGACCATCGCCTGTGTAGATTGGCTTGATGTTTTGCATGATCCAAATAGCCGCCTCTTCGTATCCAACAGGTTTGACTACTGCGATCGTATCGCATCGATATGTGGTTATCTCATCCATACACTAGATCGCCTAATACTGCCAACTGAAACCAAATGTCTGCAGTCTCTGCATCGTCATACTCGTTGATGACATCATGGTATGAGTCAGTAAAATCCCTAGCCAACAGGACAATGCCATGCACTAGGTCGTCATACGTCACCTCTACCGGATCATCATCAATTGGGGTCACCTTCAGCACATAGCCATCGTTCTTCATTTTGAGTAGAGTTTTCTCTGCCCCATTTGGTTCGCTTACTTCCGCCCAATAGGAGGAGCCTCCCTCCCAAGCGGTGATGAAGAGGCCATACACTATGTCCTCTAATCTTTCTTCTGTTAATTCAATTTCGATTTTCATATTGCTTGTATTTTAATAGTCGTTTCTGTTAGCAACAATTAGTAGTTACCATCACCATCAATAAAGTATGGGTTTTCTATATCATCACCTTTATATGCAATTATTTGCCTGTCAGGGAAATCCTTTCGTGCATTATCAAAATTAGCATACACATAGTAACTCCATAATTCAACTCCGTCAGGGGTAATTAAAGTGTCATCGTTTCTGAAGTCAGGTTGGAAATATATCTTTTCGTTCATAATAATTAAGTTTTGCTAACAAGGTATGATGTGATCGTTTCTGTTAGGTGGTATGATGTGATTCCACCCGGATACTCGCCTTGTGTTATTGCATCCTTTTGGAATAGGGATGACAACACACCCTTTAGTTGGGTTGGTGACCCTGTGAACTCAGCCATGATGTCGTTAAATGACGCGGCAAACTCGTCACCATATCCAATGATCTTGATTACCTCATATTCTAGAGGTGTGAATTGTTTTTTCTTACTCATAAAGCCATGTTTGATGTATTTCAATTTCATGAAGACTCACATCCCCATCGATATTCAGCGAAACTGTCGCATCTAATGGAGGGCTATTCTCCGCATCCTTAAACTTCATTCCGTCCTGTATGCGTATTCCGGTCACCTCTGCATCAAAGTGGGACTCTAAAGCCTTGAAGGCATTGCGGGTTATGGTTGCGTTGTCGCAACCTGTTATGGTTCCAATGTTAGGACATTCACCGTTGTCCCTCTCGATTAATGTAATGTATAGCTTTTTCATATTGTTTTAATTAGCGGTGTTCAAATTACCCGACATGAGTATATCATATGGGATATAGTATGAAACATGATGGGTCTCCCATGAGAATTCGAAGTTTATGCAGTCAATGGCATCTATCTCGTATTCGAATTCCCTTTCTGTTTCACCGGTGTGGATGTTTACCACTTCGTAGATTGGATAACAAGTTGTCATATTGATTCTATTGTTTGGTTGACTGCGTCTGCAATCTGATCGTTAATAAACTGAATGATAATGTCCTGCCTGTCTTCAAGTAGGCATTCAAAATAGGTACGCAAGTCCCTGTCAGACTCACCTACAATTTGGTAAAACTTCTTCTGCTTTTCTTTCGGCAGGAAGTCTACTGCTGCTCGTACATCGCTAGTGTACCAACTCAGCGATGCTTGGTTTTCAATCTTTATCATAGGTCTATATTAGTAATTAAAGCACTCTGTCATCGTTAGTGTAGCTCCACTCTTGGTAAACTCTACATCTACCCAAGTCCGCACATGGCACCCACAGCAGTCGTGCGGGCACCCACAATACTCCGATCGAACACTATTCCTTCGCGCCCATCTATTGATGAGCTTGTACCTTGCTTTTGTTATTCGGCCATTGATTTGTCTGACGAGTATATTCTCGTCACCACCGGCCATTTCTAATTCCCACTTGTTCATGATGTTTGCTTTTGGTTATACCATTCAATTATCTCTACAAGCTCTTTGTACACACGATCGATGTCTGCATTAAGTAGCGCCCCTCGTAAATCGTACACCGTTCCACCGTAAATCATTGACGATACTCTTTCTACCACCGGCATTAGCCAATCCCATGAGATATGGAACGCTAATTCCTTGGAGTCGAAAGGGTAGTACTGCTCTGTGATGTAGTCTCTCTGCAGGTAGAGACTGTCTCCACCTGCCATAAACTCAGCTATGAGTCTGTTTGATTCTGTTGTGTTCATGATTATTTATTTTGGTTGTACCATTGAATTATTTCAACCACCTCTGCATGCACTCTACCGATATTGTCAAGAAGCATGAAGGGTGTGATGCCCTGCGATATTTCAATTGGGACGAGCGAGGTCAACCTCGCAATGACCGGCATGAGGTGATTCCATGAGTAATGAAACTTTAGAGATGTACCACATATGCTGTACCCTTTCTCTTCGTCAAAATACTCAAAGAAGTTTTCTCCGTTTACTACCTTTGGCTTATCTACTACATTGTAGCCTAAGAACTTGGCGATTACTTTGTTTGATTCTATTATATCCATATCGTATTTATCATAAGTCATCCTCCAACATAAGTTCTATATTACTGCTTGGGTTGTACGAATTCTCTGCATACAGAAAGATTGAATCCTTGAGTATCAAGTACTCGAACCCATCATGTGGCCACTCCGGATGCGCTTCCTCTCTATCTTCCATGTACTCTACACCGGAGGTACACTTAACATTTAGCGATACAATGGCATTGTTCATGGCGAACTTCCTAGCCAACTTGATCGCATCTTCGTCTTGCTTGTTCATGTCTACAATGACTGTGTCAAAGTCGATGCTATCCCACTCTGCATCTGTTGACATGGAAATAAATGTGAATGTCTTTTTCATTTTGTTTTTTTTATTGGTGTTTATAATTTGCAAATTGCCTGCATATACTTTTGGCGTTCTCAAAAAATCTACCATAGCCAACAAGGACGCCATTCTTTGTGACCATGTATCGTTCATCCGGATCGGGGTTGTCTTCCCTCAATTCTATCACGCACCCATAGTACGTCCACTTGTTTACATCGAGAGCTGCGAGACCGAATGGATTCCTTTTTGGAGGTTTATTACTTATCCTCGTTCGAGGCCCATTCAACATCCATATCGTGCCCTTCTTTGCGTACTCGGTTGGCACATAGGTTGAAGGAGACTTGATAGCCCATTCAGAAACGAATGGTCTGATTCTCTCGACAAAGTCTAAGAGGTCACGAGGTTTGACTCGCAATGCCCGACTCATGGAGGTGGTATACTCAATACCATCGTCAGAAATGGAGAGTATCTTCTCTCCACTTCTAACGTTAAGACCTTCGATCCAAATGATATAGTATCTAGGTGTACTCATAGCAAGTCTGTTATTGAAACATACAACGTAATTTCGCCGCCCTTTGTCCTAACCACAAGCCTACACCCATTCCTAATCTTGCCACCACCATCTACATGGAAGGATCGAAACCCTTCGAAGATCGATGATAGGTGTACATACATAGACATCAGCGTGGCTAAGTAAAACCTGCGTTGCTTTATGGTTGCGAACGCGCAACCTACAGAGGGCTCTATGAGTGTGATTACTTTGTCCATTTCTTTAAGGCTTTAAGAACTCTTAATGCTTCTGCAGATATCTCCGAGTACTCTCTCTCGCTGAGAATGGTCGTGGTAACTTCGGCTTTACGCCCAAAGAACCTTACCTCAATGTCATCAAACTCAACACAGAATCCTGTTCTATCTCGACAGTTAACATCTTGATAAACAGTTATCCTCGTTGTAGACTCGATAGGGATATCGGTCAATGTATCCCTTGTGGTCATGAGCTGTTTTGCCGAACTTGTAACGGAAAGGTGACCATCCCTACCATCGAGTAACAACCTAGTCACTTCGCAGTAGTGTTCCGATAGGTGAATCAAACGCTCTAATTGCTTTTTCATATTATTTTATTTGAATGATTTTGCCGTTCCATAACTCTCCATTGAGGTACCATTTACCTTTGGCTTGTTGGATACTTACCCCATCTAAGGCATTGAGTCTATCCTTTGTGGTGGCTGAGTCCCAACCGCAATTGGTTATCCATAGAGAGTTGTCTTCGTGATACTTGAAAGCTATTTCGTTACCGAATAGCTTCATGATGGTTGCCCTTGAGGCAACCTCGATTTCTGTGTTTCCGCTCTTGAATGGCTTGTTACCATTGAAGGCATCGATTGCTTGTTGTGTAATTTTTCTCATTGTTTTGTTTTTAAAAATGGCTCCGGCATGGGAGTCGAACCCATGGGCAAGCATCTCTTTCGCGTTACTGATTTTAATACGCGCCCAACCATTACCGGAATGAAGTCTATTTAATGTCGCAGACAGACTTCAGCTCTGCTTTCAATCTTCGGGCATCATTTCCCCTAAAACTTTGCGCATTGGCAAGGAAGTATATAGCTAACGTTCGTCCATTGTCATGCCCGAATCTATCTTCGGGTGCCGAAACGTATCGCATTGCTCTTAAGTATGGCTCAGCACCAAAGTATGGTTTTGGCCATTTCGCAGATATTTCATCTGCAATCTTGTAGATAGGTCGTTTACTCATGCGTGTTCCTCCTCTTCTTCATATAGGTCAGCCCATGCAAGGTCTTCGTTCTCTTCCCAAAATTGTTGGGATAGCTTGAATGAACCTGTGCTTCCCGGAACAATTTCATGCCTCGATGGTATTCGATTACCATAGGCATCATAGTGAACCTGCAGCGGAAGCATGCATGCTCCCGACCTTAGGCAGTCCATAGCCGAACGACCGACAGACCCTTCTAATTTCCATGCAAGACCGCTGTCGATTAAGTCTTGCATCTCTGAGTACCCTGCCAACTTTTGGAGGGACTTCACTCTAGCGAATGACATTTTTTTCATTTGATTTGATTTTTATGGTTGCGATTTCGCAACCTTGTTTTACTTAGGGAAAATCTCAGTCCATAAATTCTCGTCATGCTCCCATGTCTCGGGTTCGGGGAAGACAAGCCATCCCAAAGCATCTTTGACCACCTCGTCAAAGGTCGGTGTGCCCTCCCAATCCTTGGTGTAAATTTTACCCTCGGATAGTTCGTCCCATACATAGTCTGAATTAGTGCAGTCACTAAGACCTCTCGTGAAGTACTTTGTGACGAAATTGTCGTCAGCGTAGTGGAAGTACGCCACTCCGCCATTCTCTGTGATGATGTCGAACGACTCATCAATGGTTGATTTAATTACTCGGTATCTCATATCTCTTTTGGTTTTGGTAAGCAATAATCTGTTCTGTCCAACTGAGTATCCTAAACATCCAACGTCTCTTGTTTGGCTTTACATCGCACTTGAACTCGCCCATGTATAAATGGGTGTATGAGTCTATGACGACCTCGAACGTATCAGATACGGATACAAACATCTCAAATAGGTTCATTTTGCTCATGAATACGCATGGCTCGCCTGCAGTTGGTTTCTCGACCATTATTTGGTCGCCAACTTGGTATATCTTGAACTTCACCATATCAATCGCATGAATCCCAACACTTCCAACTTGTGGTTCCATCTGCGTTCAACTTGAACTCAAAGAAACCATATCCATTCGGGTGGTATCCGCTTTCGATCTGAAGCATTCTCGCCTCCTCTTCGGATATCGCACCTTGGTACAACCACGCATGGTGGTCGTCCATTCTTTCGCGCGTTAACTTTCTGTGTTCCATTGCTTTCTTTTTACTTTCCAACGTTTTATGGTTGCGCCGTTTCGCAACCTTTTGGTGAGGTGGTAATCGCCGTCATCTTGAAGGTACACTTTATACAGACCTCTGAGTCTGCGGTCGTACATGATAATGTCCAACGACTTCACGTCAATACTTTCCATCGAGTTCAACCACTTGGTGGTCATGGCTCGAAAAGTGCGCGTATCCGCAGTACTATACTTCCTGCGGATAGCTGAGAAATGCTCATTCATCATATCTAATATGTAGTACGATAAACCCTCCTACTATGCTCACACAAAACCCGAAGATTGCGAGCCCTAAAGAATCCGCCCACTCGATGCTGAGTGTGAAGAATACTAGTATTCTCAGTAGCATAAAAAAGGCATTTATCAATATGATAGATGCCATGTAGATTGCGAGGACTTCCAAGAGTCCAATGATTGATTTTTTCATTTTTTTTATTATTTGGTTTATGGTTGCGTCTACGCAACCTGTGGTTTTTTAAGTCCTAATAATTCTCCGTACACGCTCCTGTAATGAAGGTATTTCTCAAAGAGCATTTCATTCCATTCCACACCATTTTGGTGGGCTACCTTCCCTAAGTAATACTTCGACAGCTCATCAACTAAGCTGACCGCTTTGTGGTGCGGCATTGATACTTCAGTCAACTCAGACCCGATATACTCATGCAGGATTAAGTTCTTTCCATGAATACCATCATTTTTAATGGTGGTATCAATCTTGTTACCAAGCACACGTTTGGTGCATGCTTTGCGACTTTTAACGTTACCGCGCTCATCGAACACCGATTCAATGCGCTCGAATAATTCATAGAATACTTTTATTTTCATATGTTTTTGGTTTATGGTTGCGTCTACGCAACCTGTTAAGATTGTTCATTATAAATACACCACTCTTCCCACGCCTCATCCTCATCGGTGAACGTGAGTAAGGTGAAACTCGAATTGGTTTCGAGCTGCTCTTCTGAGCGCTCGATGAACGCGTCCATGCGAGCCTCATCTTCGCTCGCAGAGTAAAACGATGAGGTCTGCAGACCTCCGTTGTGCCACACGTTGAATGCGGCTTGAATTTTATTTAAAGTTTCCATAGTTGCTGCTGCGGAATCGAACCGCACATGGTTGCGTCCGCGCAACCTTTCCAAAACAGCAAAAAGCGTTCAGCTCGGCACATGATGAGTGTGATGAGTGTGAACGAAAAAAAAGAGGCGAGCCGAAGCCCGCCTCAAAAGAATTACATATTCTTCAATTCGCCTTGCAAGTATTTTACAAGGGCTTCGACCTTCTTGCGGTCGCCCTTGACTATTTCGAACTTGCCGTCCTTGAACTTAGCCTCAAGGCCATTGAAACGGATGACGTCCGCCGGTGGTGTTTTACCTTTGTTGCCCTTACTTCCATCCTTGCCATTAGCGAAAGCTATCAACCCTTCCGGCGTGACCGGGAAGCCCAATACTTTAGCATCTGATAGAAACCCTTCGTAAACGGACGCATCGCTGTCCTTAATTTTGGCGCAATTCGCCAACCTAGTAAGCCATGTATAGTCCTTACCAATGGTGGTTGAGACGAATTGTTTCCAATTAACACCCTGCTCACGATACAGCGAGCTTAATCTGTCATTCCAAAATTGACGCAATTTTAGGAACTCGCGCCCAATGTTTACGGCTTTCTCAAGACCATTAATAGAGTGGGTTTCAAGTGAGCGCATGCCATTTTTTATGGCATTGACTACAGCGCGTTCATTGCTTTCAAGCTTAATTGTTTTGGTTTTTGGTTTGGTTGCGCCATTCGCAACCTTTGCATTTGAATTTGACATGATAAAATAAATTTGGTTTGTTTATATTAGTGGTTGCGTATCGGGCAACCTTTCCGAGTCGCCGTTACCAATAATAGGCATCCTGCGACATGTAATGTATAGCAAGCGACATGCCAAAAAGCTAACTGCTTGATAATCAGCGAGTTACGTTTTGGCATGACCTAAATTTTGTCCAATATAGTAGACAAACATGTCCAAAATAGTCTACACTTTTCCTTCCAACGGCATCAAGTGGGCGGCGTAATGTCCTAAAAATCAACAAGTTACAGCGATTGAAAAATCGTGATTTTCGGCGAAATTGGGTTTGAAATTAGGGCTTGAAAGTTGTAAGTGATTGATTACCAAGCACTTAGTAAAGTGCTGAGAATCAATTAGTTACGCAAAATTTTGTCTATTACTCTGAGAATCAGCAACTTAGCTGCTGTCCAAAATTTGTACACTTTTCGGGCTTTGATACCTATAAAACAGCCAAACCCACCGAAACCATAACTGCTTGATTATCAACGAGTTACGAAAAACGGCTGACCTATGGGCTTTTGGAACCCATAACTGATTGATAGTCAGCCACTTACAGCAAAAAAGCCAAAAAAATGCAGCCTTTTTTAGAAAATAGCACCCCCCACCCCAACTTTTGATCGTTTTCACATCGGGGGCTTTTCCGTGAAATCATATATATAACCCAAAATCCCCCCATATCTCTCCCAAAAAATCGTCATATCGCCGACAAAAATTCGTCAGGATACCATTTCAAAATCGACATTCTTCAGAAATTTATCGATAGCATTACTATCACTCCAAAAATCCCCTTTTTTAAACCCAATTTATTTTCGACATAATTTTCTCTTTTCGACACAATTTCTGTCTCTTTTATGACGCTATTTTTTACTTAACTTATTGATTATTAATACTTATGTTAATTTTGTTAATTATTAAAAGCTATATAGAGGAAAAAAAAAGAATAAAAAGAAAGGGGGAAGTATATAAGAGAGAAAAGGGGCGAACCATTTCGACATTTCGACATAGCAACATTTTATTTTGGTTTTTAAAATCCTCTGATTACATTTGCCTCACCAAATCGAAATTCAATGAATCAACAATCAGGTTATTACCCAAAGGACCTATTCTTCGATGAAGAGGGTCGCAGAAAGCTCATCTCGGGCATTTCAAAAATCTCAAAAGCCGTTGGCAGTACATTAGGGCCTAGTGGCAACACGGTGCTAATCGAGTCACCTCACCTAACTTCTTCGCTAACCATCACCAAGGATGGTGTAACAGTCGCCAAGTCGATCGAACTTTTAGACCCGGTGGAGAATCTCGCCGTAAGAGTCATCCGCCAAGCGGCGGACAAGACTGCTTTGGTTGCAGGAGATGGAACCACAACGTCAATTGTGTTGGCTGAGGCCATCATCAAAGAGGCCATGGCCATGACATCCAAGGAGGACAACAAATCTGCCTTGGTTTCGAACATCAACAAGGTTTGTGAGGAGATTATTGGTGAGCTCGAGAGCATGTCTACTGAGATATCCGAGGATGACATGAAGTCCATAGCCACCATTTCTGCCAACAACGACAAAGAGATCGGGGAAATCATCTCCGAGGTCTACAAATCTGTTGGAAAGAATGGGATAGTCACGGTGGAAAAGTCGGATACGCCCAACACGCACACCAAGGTTGTGAGTGGAATACGCGTCAAGCGCGGTATGGCGTCTCAATCTTTCATCAACAACTACAAAAAGGACGAGTGTATACTCGAAAATGCGTATGTGTTGGTGACTGAGATGGAGGTTACCGACATTGTTCAAATTGAAAACATCATCAAGCCGGTGGTTCAGAATCGCGCCCCGCTTTTGATCATAGGAGACTGCTCTCAGAACGTGATTAACACACTTTCTGCGAACGTTGTGAAGAACGGACTGAAATTTTGCGTGGTTAGTGCGCCCGATTTCGGTTTTAGGCGCCATGAAATCATGGGTGACATCGCCTTGAGCGTTGGTGCTACGTTTTTCAGCGAAAAAACAGGTGATGACCTGAGCATTGCCTCCACATCAGACTTGGGATTTGTCGCCAAGGTAGTTTCTGATCAGTTGGAGACTATCTTGGTGAAGTCTGATGATGAAGATCACTACGACAATGAGGCTATCGACAAGAAATTCCAAGAACTCGTTGAGGCTCGCGATGAATCCAATGACGAAAACTACCAAAGATTCCTATCCGAGCGGATCGCTTCGCTCAATGGTGGAATTGGTATCATCTACGTTGGCGGTAACACGGACATTGAGCAGAAAGAGCTCTATGACCGCATCGATGACTCCGTTTGCGCGGTTAAAGCTGCGCTCGATAGCGGTGTTTTGCCCGGCGGGGGAGTCGCGCTCTACACGGTGGCATCAAAAATGACGAGCTTCCGCGATGAGTTGGATGATGACAAGTCCGTTTCTGCAGAGTACAAGTTGGCTCATGACATACTTGCTGAATGTTTGACCGAACCGATTATCAAGATTTTTCAGAATGCAGGTCTGAACTTCTTCGACTACAACATCAAGTGCTCTGTTGGAGGTACACTCGGATGGGATGTACGAAACATGGTGTATGGCGACATGATTGAGATGGGTATCATTGACCCGCTTAAGGTGACCATAAGCGCACTCAAAAACGCTGTTAGCGTGGCTACAACGATTATTTCAACAAATGCCATCGTCACGATGGTGAGATCAGAAGATTAAAATCCAATACAATGACAATTCAAGAACAAAAAGAGCACTTAGATGAGGTTTTGAGTCAAATGACCTACCTCCTTTTGAGAAAGGGTAATGATTACGCGAATGAAGACAGGCTTTCTAATTTCAAGTTGGCAGGAAGTATAGCGGGAGGGAATGCCGCTACGAACTGCTTAAACATGATAGCCACAAAAGTTGCTAGGTTGGGTAACCTTCTCACGAGTGATAAGATCCCGGTTAACGAGTCGATCAACGATTCCGTGATTGATTTGGCGAACTATGCCGTCTTATTGCACATGATACTGAACGAGGGTGATATCGTGTCAACAAAGGTTGATCCGATAAATCTCCCTGATGGTTTCCCAAGTATTGATACAAAAATCAGAGGATGAAAGCAGTAGGGAAGTACATCGTACTCAAAAGAATCAAGGAGGAAATCAAAACCTCATCGGGCCTGAGCATGCTTCAGTCTCAAGTAGAGGACATGCGATACCACAAGGGTACCGTGATTAGCCCCGGGCATGAGGTTACCTCAGTAAAGGAGGGGGATGTCCTGTACTACGACAAAGCGGGTTCCTTTACCTTGATGATAAATGGAGAGTCTCACACGGTTGTTAGAGAGCAGAATGTCATTGCCGTTGAGTAGGATCAGTTGGTTCATCGTCTTCGTCCTTTCCCCTCTGTCTATGTGCTGAGACCTTTCTCCTCATAAGTTTGATAGCGTTGATGTAGACCTTGTCCCGGTAGGAGTTGTTTACCCTTACCATCGGGTTTAGGACCCTGTGTAGGGATATGTCTATCTCTCCTTCAAGTGTTTTGTACATTGACGCTATCATGTATCTACCCTTTCTACTAATCCTGTAGACCGACCTGTGGCTGCCTGTTCTGTGTCTTATGGTTTCAATGAAGCCCATCTTCTTCAAGTTTGAGAACCTTTGATTGTCCCATGGCATGATCTGCTCATACTCCTTGAAGTTTTCGTAATCGAAGTATGGCTCAGAGTACAGGAATAGCAGCATGTCTAATTCTGACTGCTCTAGGTTGTGCTTTATTCTGTAGTATGTTGAGACTATTCTGTAGAATTTCAGATAGTCATGCTCGCGTTTTGCAAGCGGCTTTTCGTTTTCATTCATAATTGATTAAGTTTGTGCAAACTTACCAAATGTCAGATACAAATACATACACAGCAGACGGCTTTGACGATGCGGTTATTGGTCTTGAT